TCACAGCTCCCCGGCGGTCCCGCCCTGCCGCTCCCGGACCCGGGCGATCAGCTGCGCGGGCGTGGCCCGCAGGTAATTCTTGCAGAACCGGCTGAACTGCGTGTAATAGCGGAATCCGTATTTCTGCATCAGCGCCTTCGTGCTGCCCTCCCCGTCGCGGATATCCGCCAGAATCCGGTGCGCCTTCTGCTCCATCATCCAATGGTAAACGCTGTCGTTGAAGCAGGCGGCGAACCGACGCTTGAAGGCCGAAAGGCTCATTCCCGCCATCGCGGCCAGCTCGGCGACGCTCCGCGCCCGTTCGTGATTGTTGCTGACGAAGACGCGGAAGTTGTCCTGCGGCAGAATCATCGACTGAAAGAAACAGGCCTGCTCGGTAGGCGTGTAAAGCACCTTGATGAGCATGAACAGCTCGGCGGTCTTCATTTTGTGGTATCGCTCGCAATCGGCCATCCCGTGCACCAGGAAGAACGAGGAGAGCAACTGTTCGACCACCGGATGCAGCGTGAGCACCGGCATCTGCACCGCGGGGATCGCCGTCCCAGGAAGAGGTCCTTCCCCGAAAATATCCTGCTCGCAGAACTCCATGTGGTGCAGCAACGACAGCACGACGACGCACGTTCCGCCGTCCTGCGCCGTCACCTGACAGACCGCATCGCGCTCCAGGCAGACACACTGCTTCGAGGTCACGAGGCGCGCCGGCTGTTCCGGCTTTTCCAGCATCAGCGATCCCGACAGGACGAACAGCACGTACACCTTGCCGTCGGACGGAAAACGGACGCCCTCTCCGGCATCGAACTCGATGCGGGTAAAGCGGCAATAGGAGGCGTCGCCGATGCGACGGAACGGAGCGGGAAAGGTAGGACACCTACTACAATCCGCAGTGCAACGCTCTCTCAATGCCGACTCCTCAAACTGCGGTTTGGGTTGATAATCCATAAATAAGACCGTATTGGAGATACAAAAATACAAAAAAAATCGGAACCGCCAACCCAGGCACATCCGAAAAACGCCCCGGCGACGGACGGCCCGGACAAACGAAAAACGGCCGCGGGAGTTCGCGACCGTTCGACGGGTGGACCCAGAGGGGCATGATCCCACGACCTTCGGATTATGAGTCCGCTGCAAATAGTTTTTCCTTATTTGATTTCAATTTGCATGATACTCGTATTAGTCTGTCAAAGAGCTACTTGCATTTTTGTGCGTCGTTTCTGGTTTAATGTCCTTTGCTCTATATTCTCAAAATTGTATGTCAGTTGTATGTCAGCTCCGACATACATTTTAGAGACAAAGGGCTTCTCTAATACACATAAGAACAAAACAAGGACGGTCAATGACTGCTCTTGTTTTGTTCAGATTCGACCTCATTCTTAATGCTGAATCAGAGAATGGCAGCAACTTTTCGTAATTGAGCCAATTTTTCCATAAAAGAACTGTCCTTGCGCATTTTGCGTAAGTTGTAATCCATCTGCAGACCAAGCAGTGGTTCTGCATCAACACCCAGAACAGCCTCAAAGAGCAAAGCCGTTTTCTCTGTCAAAGGACGGCGGCCATTCAGAATTTCATTCAACGCCGAATACGGAATACCCATCGCTTGGGATAATTTATACTGCGTTATTCCCCTGTATTCTATTTCGTCTTTCAGTATTGAACCCGGATGCGTTGGATAGGCGGATTCTATGTTGTTGGCAATCATCTTAGGGTCAACTCCCTGTATCTCAATCATAATCTATTTATTTGTAATGGTTCGACAAATCTGTTATATTGCATATCGTCGCAATAACCTCGCCGTCTTTTGTACGCTCCTCAAACTCGATACGATACTGGTCGTTTACTCTTACAGAAGATAGTCCGGCTTTATCGCCTTTCAGTTTTTCATATCTCAATGAGTTATATTGGCATAACCCCATGACATTGCGAGTCCGCTTCATAAGGTTTATAACGTCGCCATACTTGCGAATAATACCAGGTTGGTAACGGTGCTTCTTATCGGGGCATTGTCCCGTTTCATACATCACCTGCAAATATTCCTTGTCAAAAATGACTTCCATATATGCGTTTTTACAGTGACAAAGATAAGCATAATTCCTTCTCTTCACAAAAAAAGTGAAGAAAAATCACATAAATTTTCGATACCATAGTCTCTAATACATAGATGGCTTTTTATCCGGTAAATGCAGCCTACACAGTCCTTTGCTTTGCCGATTAGAGGAAAAATATTATTTTTGCTCCTGCGGTTCCCCGTTATATTTAGCGGAGACCCGAAATATCGTTCGAACTAAGAGCGATGCGACATAGCGGTGCATAAAGCGCTGCGGATAGATACAGAGTAGATTTACTCTTTCTGCCTAACCAAATTCTTGCGACCCGTCCGGGTGTTTCCGACGGTGAATTACACATGGCAAAAAGTAAGTCGACTCGAAGGTGTGCTACGGTTTATATCGTGGCATCCTTTGGGCGTAGGACAACTTTTCCATGTGTAGGGTTCGCAAGACCTTTGGTTGGGAACTGTTGCTCTTGCGCCCTTTTTCGTAACCGATACTGTCGGTCTCAGCGGGGAGACTGAATTTATTTCAGGAAATGTTATGATGCACTTAGTCGAAAACCCCGCCAAATCCGTATTGTGCGTAGGTCATATCTCCCGAAACCGTTATGAAGATGCGGCCTTTCAGAAATATTACCACACCCGCCTACGCACTCTCTACCGAAGCCTTTCATCCGAAGGCATCGACACCTATCTCCACGTACGCTGGGACCTTTTCGATACCGTATCCGCATCTTTGCTACGGACAGTCAAAGCGGAGCTTATCGCCGACTACCGTCTTCCGTATATTTTCCTGATGGGAGTCTTCGATAACGGCGCTCCGCTTGTCGAAACGCCGCCTTATATGGAGTATTTCGACGAGGTGATGTTTCCCCAAAACGACGATGCCCGCCTTACGGAAGACGGGTTGCTCCATGACGTCCTGAGAAACGTCCATACGGTGCTGTTCGACCATGCCGATGACGATCCGTTCGTGGAAGCCATTCTCGGCCGCGCCTCGCGGCGGCGCAAGCGGCTACTGGACGTGAACCTGTCTCCGATGGAATAAGGTCCGTATCGGGGCGTTTTTCATCTGTATTTGCTGTCGATGGGCCGGATGTGAACTTCGACCCGTCCATCCTTTAGAATGCTCTCTACGGCCCGAAAAGCGGGATGCTTCTCGACGCCCAGTATTTTCATAGCCCGAAGTGTCAGATGGTCGTTGAGCAGCGTCCGGTAATCCTGTTCGCGCAGGGTAACGTATCGGGTCTTGTCGGATAATTTTTTTGCCATACCAGAAAGGGATAAGGAGGATTAAAAATGCGCCTTCCGGCCCTCACGGGTGGGAAGACGCTCCATCTAAAACAATCAACGTGTTTTCAAGCCATAGTCGGCCGGGGTTTCGCCCCAGCCGTCGTTGTCCCAATGCTCGATCCGTATCGTGTCGACCAGACGGGACATAACCTGCAGGAACACTTCGGCCCGCAGCAACGCCGCTGTTTTCTTTTTCGACGCGGTACGTTTGCAGCGGAACCACGAGATCGCGGTCATGCTGTCGGTATATACGATTCCGGGCGAGTAGTCATGCTCGATGATGTACCTCACCGCAGCGACTACTCCCAGAAATTCCCCGACGTTGACCGTCCGGTTCCCTATGTCCTCGGAAAAAATTTCGGTCCCGGTCTTCAGGTCTATTCCCCTGAAACGCGTACGACCGTGTTTGGTTGAATGGGACGCATCCGTGGCGATCCCCTCTCTCGGACGGTTCATCGTCGGATGATGTAACCGTCCTGTTCGATCCGGTCGAGCAGCTTCTCCGCCTCGATCCGGAATCTCTCTATCACTTTCTCCGTATCGACAAGATCCTGTCGCTTCCTCAATGCCTTCTCGACCCCTGCAATGGTACGACTCGACGGCGAATTGCCGTCCTTGGGATCGAAGTATATGATTTTGTGCCCGAAGATGATCCGTACTTGATATACGGTTTTCTCGATGACGGTCGTTTCGAACGCCGCTTCGTATTTGGGCCTTGTGGCCGAGATGACGATGAATCCGTTGCCCTTACGCATCGGCCGCAACTCGACCTCGTATACGATGCCCGGTTCGATCAGTCCCTTCAGATCCTCTGCCAGGACACAAATCTTTTTCGGACAATCGTCGTTTTCACTTACGCCCCTCAACTTCCATGTCGTGGAGCTTCGGGAGACGAACCCGATGATCGCTTTCGTTTCTTTCGATTCCTCGAACTTGAGGCGAACCTTCTCGATTTCCATAGTGCTTTCACTCCTTCTTCATACGATCTCATAGTTTGTCAGTTTAATGTATCTGTTGTCGGTCAATTAAGGGGCGATTCCCCGGTACAAATATACCCATACGGGAGTGATAAAGCAAGTTTTTCTGCGGATATTTTCACATCGCAACTATCTAATATAGATAGTATTCCGTTCCGTTTTGCTATATTCTTTCATCTTCGGAAAAATGGCTGAAATGTTCGTCAGTGTCAGAGAGTTGAAACATACCCCGGCACTGGAAATACCTATAAACCTTGCGGCGGGTCGAATCCGGACAGTAAATATCTTCGCTGCGGATGTAGAGCAGCCCCTGCGACGTGGCCGGGTCGATATACCGTGCCGGATTTTTGATCAGCGGATTGTCGCCGACATACATGCGCTCCTTTTTCGAGCCGTAGACGAAGATGTTATGTATCTGGACGTCCGCCGGATCGAAACGCTTGGCGAAGTCTGCGAAATCGTAAATATCGAGGTTGACCATATCGCTGAATCTACGGGGTGCCAGCTCCATGAGCCTTTCGAGCGAATCCCTGATGGCCGGCCGGGAATATATCTCATCGAAGCGGGCTTTGGTAACGCTGTTGATGGTGGCGTAGCTGACGCGGAATCCGTTGAAAGTGCTGTCCACGACGTGAATCTCTGTAATCATCTGCCGGCTTTTGATCGCCGAGCGGTCCAGCGGGTCCTCTTCGGGCGAAAATACGGACACCAGTATTCCGATAAGGACGATTAGCCCAAGGAACAGCCATTTGCTGATGCCCAGTAATGCCAGCACACGGTATTGCCGCTGCATTTCCCTGTCGTCATTCATCATCATCTCTCTTCTTCTTGTCGGGTTCTACGAAATCCGCCAGTTCGGAGAGCAGCTTTACCAACTGAGACAGTTTGGTAATGGTAATACTCCGTCCCCACGGTTTTCCGTGTGCAAAGATAGTGAAGTTTATCTGTGCCGCCTTGGGGCCGGGATAGCTTTCTGACCAGGTCCCAAGCGTACTTTTTCTTTGTGGTAAGTTCCGTGTTCATCGTGAGAATGGTTTAGATGGATATTAGTTGTTCGTTACTCGAATTGAAAAGAGTCGTAAACACTTTCCAGCGCATGGGTCGATACGCCGATATAGCGTTCCGAGGTTTGGAGATCCCGGTGGTTGAAGGTCCTGTTCACGAGCATTAGTCCGTACTCCGACTGACCGTTGTCCTCGTAGATCTTCTTACCGAGGGTCTTGCGCAGGGAGTGCGTGGAAAACCGTTCTACGGGCAGCAGGTACTTCTTCTTGAAATTACGCAGGTGGGTGTTGATGTTCTGCGTGGTGTAGGCCTGGCCGGTGCGTTTGCTCAGGAAGATGAGCTGTTCCAACGGCGGACGTCCCATGCGGTCGTAGTATTCGAGGTACTTGCGCCGCACCGAATCGTTGATCTTGATGCGGCGGTTCTTGCCGGTCTTCTTTTCGTCGATGAAGTGCAGGTCCCCGGCCAGGATGTCCTGCCAGCGGATGCGCTTCACGTCACTGACACGAAGGCCCATCGTGCAGGCGATGATGCAGAACAGGGCCCAGCGGTATTTGCCGTCCTGTTCCAGATGCTCGATCAGGGCGTAATAGTCGGCGCTCTCGAGCGGCTCCGACGTTGTGGATACTCCTTTGGCTGCCATGATTATGATATTTAAGGCGTACGGATGTACGCGGTTGAACAAAAATTTACCGGATAATGCACATTTTTTGTTATTACAAATTGTGTTATTACATAAAATGTATTACATTTGCTGTCAAATACTAAAACGTCACTATGGAAACACCTTTTATTTTCGGAAAGATCGCCACTGAGAAGAATTTTACGGATCGGGAGCAGGAAACGGACTATCTGGTTTCCCATTTCACGTCACTCATCAACACGATCATCATCTCTCCGCGTCGCTGGGGTAAAAGTTCACTGGTCAATAAGGCGGCAAAACTGGCGATGGAACAGGATAGCAAATTACGCATCTGCCACATCGACCTGTTCAACGTCCGCAACGAGGAGCATTTCTACTCGCTGCTGGCCCAGAAGGTCATTGCCGCCACCTCGTCGAAATGGGAAGAGGCTATCGGGAACGCCAAGAAATTTTTCTCCCGACTGGTCCCCAAGATTTCGATCGGTACAGACCCGACCAATGAGGTTTCTATTGATTTCGATTGGGAAGAGGTGAAGCGTAATCCGGACGAGATTCTTGATCTCGCAGAAAAAATCGCAAAGGAGAAAGGATTAAAGATCGTTATTTGCGTCGATGAGTTCCAGAATATAGCAGAGTTCGACGATCCGGAGTATTTCCAGAAAAAATTGCGTTCTCACTGGCAACTGCACCAGCATGTCGCTTACTGTCTTTACGGCAGCAAGCGGCACATGATGCTGGAAGTGTTCACCAATTCGGCCAAGCCTTTCTACAAGTTCGGCAACTTGATATTCCTCAATAAGATCGAGACCGAATACCTTGTGGCGTTTTTCAACAGCCGTTTCGCGGATACGGGAAAGAGCATCACAAACGAGGCGAGCCGTCTTATCGCCGCACTGGTCGACAACCATCCGTACTACGCGCAACAGTTGGCTCAACTGTCATGGCTTCGTACGAAGGACGAGTGTACCGAGGAGATCGTGCGTGAGGCCCATACGGCTCTGGTGGAGCAACTGAGCCTGCTTTTCGTGACCATTACCGAGACGCTGACCACCCAGCAGCTATGTTACCTCAAGGCGCTGATAGCCGGAGAAAAGTCGATTACCTCGACCGAGGTAATGCACCGCTATGGCATCTCTTCCCCGACGTCGGTCGCCCGTTCGAAGGTGGCGTTGGTCAAGAACGACATACTGGATAATCAGGCCGATAAAATGTCGTTCCAAGATCCGATTTACGCCTACTGGCTGAAAACGCAGTATTTCGCCAAATAGACCGCCCCCCCCCTAAACTCTGGAAAGATGACACGTATAGAAAATGAGAAACAGTACAATGCGGCTATGGCTCGCATAGAGGAACTCATGCCGCTGGTTACGGAAGAAACTCCGGAGGACGACCGAAATTCCATCGAGTTGGTTTTGCTGTCCAATTTGGTGGCGGATTACGAACGGGAACGATATCCCATCGAGTCCGACCGGTAGCCATACCAAAAACGCTCCCACCACGCCGATGCGTGATGGGAGCGTAATTTTACGTGGGGTATATGGGCTTTCTACTGGAGTTGCAGATTCATGTCCAAGGCGCCTGCGATACGGATCAGCGAAGAGAGCTGCAGGTCTACTTCGCCTTTTTCGATACGGGCGATGTAGCTCTGTTTCACGCCGACCTTTTCGGCCAGCGCCGCCTGCGACATCTTCAGGTCCTTACGGCGATCCCGGAGTATCTCTCCGTAAAACCATGCCGCGGCCTTGCTCTCCATAGCGATACGCTCGGAGCTCTCTTTCGGCCCGACATAACGTTCCATCAGCTCTTCCGAACTATGGAATTTTTCCTTGAGTTTGTTTTTGTCTATTGGTCGCATAATTCAATCTCCTTCAACATTCGTTCAGCTATTTCGATCTGTTTCCGATAGTCTTTCGTGGACTTTTTCAAAAAACTGTTCTGCAGGTAAATTTCCGTCGCCGTCAGAAAATTATCGCTGTCCATCGCAAAAAAGATTGTCAGATATTCATTGTATCCGACCGAAATGCGCATCTCGTACAAGTCGGTGCCATCCAGTTTCTTCACGTATTTGTCGGTAACAGTCGCACCGTTTCAACGATCCGAATCGTCCAGATGTATTTCTCCCGCACCCGATGTTCGAGTCGTGCGAAAAACTCGTTGAACTCCTCCGAATAAAAGACTTCTCTGATCTTCTTCTCTGTCATAACTCAGATTTCATGCCGAAATATAACTTATTAGTTATAAAAATCCAAATTATAATGCCGCCTATCCGGCTTGTATTGGAATTTTTGTGGTTTTCACTGCGCTGCTTCGTCAATAGTCTGCTGCACGTCACCGATCGCGGAGATGGCTTCATCCATCGTGTCGATGGCCGTCTGCATCTTATCGCCGCGCTCGGACAGTTGTAAACCTTCAGGCATGTTATCCAGCGCCTCCTGCTCCTCATCCTTGATCTCTTCAATCTGAGAAATGACGTCGTCCAGCGATTCCTTGACTTCCTGAAGGCGGCTTCTGCGGTCGTTGTTCATCGTTTCGTATCGTTAAGGGTTTCGTCTATTACGTTTACACAGTGGCGGATGGTCGCCGTATCGATCAGGCCGCCGAACAGATCGGCCACGAACCGGTTGTCATGCTGCTCCACGACCTGTCTGAGGACATTGGCCGCAACAGCGAAATAGAGGGCAGCCATGGGCCCTCTATCCAGTACGCTTTGGATCTTCCGATCCAGTGTCGTCATTCGTTTGTTCATAAATCTTTGGGGTTGTCATAAAGTTTGGTATTTTTGTACATAAACCCTCCCTCATGGAACTCTCAACATTCGAAATCGCGGTCGAAGCCTACCTGCGTTATTGCAAACGCAACAACCTCGTCTATCAACAGCCTGATGAAACCCTTTCCCAGGTGGAACGGAAATACGTCTATCTGGAGAACATCAATGGTCCGTTAGCCGAATACGATATTGAGAAGCGGCGCATCGTAGAGCCGAAACGGTAGGTTCATTTGCGGGCACAGACTGGAACGCGAGGAGCCCCGATGAGCTACTCGGTGCAGGTGTCAGTATGCATGTCCGCAGCCGCCCATTGCCGGAATGACTCAATGTTCTCCTCATCGGAGGCAAGGTTCTGCCAATGGTCCCCGACGAACTCGAAAATGTCGGGCAGCGAAGCATCCGTCTCCTGTTCCAGTAGGTGAATGGCCCGCTCCCGCCAGAGCCCCTGCTCGGCACAGAGTTCCATATAGCGGTTCCACACGGTCACGAGCCAGTCGATGTTGATTTCGTCGAGATGCCCGCTCCGATGCTCGTCCGTTTGCGGGTTATAAAGCGTGCAGTTCCCGTCTGCGGTGTAGTCTTCGAGTGCATATCGGGTATAGATCGGAATCTCTCCGCACTTTTCGTCTTCTCCGATCTCCTCCACGTATACCGTATGCGGGAGCCAGTCATCCGGCTGCTCCGTGATCTGACAAAGGTCGGCGATCAATTTGGCGGTAATGTCCTTTACCTGCTCTTGGGGCGACAACGTTTTCCTTTCAGCGGGTGCTGTGCAGGGAGGTTCTGATCCCTCGGAAAGCCTGTCGTCAGCATTCGTGCAGACGGACCGTCGTTTGTCGGCCGTGAGGACCTCCAGCGTGTGCCGTCCGCCGTTTTCGTCGGGTTCGATACGGCTCTGCGTCTCGAAGAGCGTTTCCGTGTTCTCGAAGACGATGCGGCTGTCGTCGACATCCGTGACACACTCTTGATTCAACTCGTTTTCACGAATGATACGGTCGGCCTCCGCTTCGGATTCGGCCGCGACTGTAAAGGCGTGGCGCTGCCACACCATGGTTTTTTCGTCCTGAAAATATTTGTATTTGAGCATATCGGTTTAATTTTTGTTATATAGGCAGTGTCATTCCGACGATGTTTTCGTCTCTCCACGGTTTGTGCCACAGCAATTTGCAAACACGGTTGTCGTAATCCAGAAAACGGGAATAATCGCTGTTGCGGTAGTAATATTTACCGATTTCGTTCTGTTTCCGGATGGCGGCTTCCAGCACTTCGTCGTCCGAGCAGCCCCGGTGAATCCCGTCCCGTTCCATCCGGCGGACGAGGTCCGTCGCTTCGGAGAATAACCGCTCAATATCGTCGCAGGAGGCGCGGTATGCCGGGTAGAGCTCGCGGACGGCGGGCATGAATTTGGTCGTACCTTTCAGCCTGACTTTTCCGGACGCCTTGGCCTTGTGCCGCAGTTGGCGAAAATGCGTCCGTACCTCTTGCAGGGTAACCCTCCGGCAGTTGTGGATGTGGATGAACAAGGTACAATCATTCTGCACCCGAATCTCTTCCTCGTCGATTTTGTAGACGACGCCCTCGATCGGAGGGTGTCGCAGGTATTCTTCTCTTGTCATACTTAAATAGTCTTCGATTGAGTAAGATATTGTTCGATGGATTTATAGCGGTTGGGGTTGTTCGCGTTTTCATTGAAGCCGTTCAGGCAATGGAGTAAGGCTGCTTCGAGCGTGATGTAGCGACGTGTGAAAGTTTGAATGTTGTCCAGACAAAACGCCTCTACGATATAACGGAACGGGGCGTACTGCTTCTCCCGCTCTTTACGGATTCGCACGAACCACTGAAAGTAGTGCTGCACTTTGAAGCTGTCGCTCTCGCCGGATTTCATCAGCCGTTCCTCGTCCAGAAGGCGCCGGACGAGTGCCGCATCGAGCCACCGCTCGCATCCCCGATAGGATTTGATCCGGGCCGTGCAGGCGGCTGCATACTGTTCGATCTCTTCCTGCGTCAGGTTGTGCTGCTTCGGATAGAACTTCAATACCTCTTCCGTAGTTACGGGAATCCGTTCGTCGTCGATCTCGATCAGGTAGGTGCGGTTCTCCATAACCGGCCGGAACTCGAAGCCCTGACATTCGACGAGGGTGAATTCCCGTTCGGGATCGGGTTCGGTCAGGGTTTTGAGTTCTTCGAGGTCGCGGCATACCGCGATGGCGTCTGGACCATTGGCCGCGTTCTCCGGTCCGCCGATACGGATACGAGCCTGTTCGTATCCGTCGTAATTGTCGGTACGGACGATCTGGCAAAGGGCGAAATTGGGATGCGAGCCGTTCCGGGCCGTGTATTCCGCCCACATCTTGTCGATGTCGGCCTGCACCTCGTCCGGATCGGTCAGGGGAACGTTCCCGCAATCGTCGCACTGTCCGTCGGAGAAGGCGTCATATCCGAACTCGATAAATTCCTTCGTATTGGGATCGACGACGGCGGCACACTTGACATGTGTACCGCCGCAAATACTGCACTGTATAGCCATAATCAAAGAATTAAGCGTCTTTTATCAGCGTCCAGAAGGCATCGAAAAGTTCTACGGCGCACAGGTCGGAAGCAGGTACCGTCCGCAGTCTGCCGTCATCGTAATCCAGCAGGGCATAAAGTACATCTTCGTCCACTCGGAAGCCGTACACGCAGCAGGCGTCGTGGTCTTCGTCCCCGATAGGGACAGAATCTCCTTCGGCCTCAAAAGTTTGGTCTTCGAACTTAGCGACGAGCTCTTGTATCTGCTCCAACAATTCCTTGTCACGGATACGATTCCTGTGCTCCTGCATGGCGAGCTGCTCCCGATCCACATCGGAGATCGGGAATACGACCGTCAGGCAGTTGGCCGGAACGTCCCATGTTTTCTCCCCGTTGCCGATATGGATGATACGTTCGTGCTTCGGTTTGCCTGCATTCTGTTCATCTTGCGAATCCAGCACTTCGTATTCGCCGGACTCTTCACAGATCGGGTCATTCCACCAGACCCGTTGTCCTTTTTTGAATGTCGTCATAATTGTCGATTGATATTAGTGAAAATTAGGTCTTGCCCGCTGCACGACGTGCAGATCGGCATAGCCTGTGGTTATTAACTCGGCCAGCAGATCGCGGTATTCATTCGGCAGTGCCGGATGTGTTGTAGAGATTACATACCCATAGTCGGCGTCACCATGCTGACCGATGTGCATGTAAGAGGTCACGGTTCTGTCGTGCGGATTCGTATAATCAGGAAAAAGGGCGATCACCGCGCCGTTTTTCCACTTTCTGAAAATCACCTTAGTCATTTAGTCCGCAGATTTCGGTGTCGGTAATCGTGATGCCGCTGCCTTCCGGCGCGGTAAACCCGTAATCCATCTCACAGATGAAGTCTGCCACCTCCTCGTCGGAGATAGCCGCCGCCGTACTTTCCAAATCGAGTCGGACGGTAATGTAGACTGCTTTCGTTGCCATAGTTATAAGACATATTTGAGGAACAGCGCGATGTCGTAGAGCTGTTCGTCGTAGATTTGGAATCCCATTCTTTTGCTGCCGTCCGAGTCGATACCGTCGGCCATGATGTAGGTTTCGCGCTCCTCCTCTTCGAGGTAAACGTCGGTGATGTCGATGCGGGGAAAGTCGTGCTTCCCGTAAACCAGTGCGGCGACCGGATACTCTCCGTCTTCCGCCTCCGGCGTGTAGGTCACGCGCCCGCCGTGCCGGCGAAGCGTTTCGACGATCCGCTCGCGGGCCTCCTCCTGCCATGCGTTTGCACGGGAGACGAGTGAGACGATCGGATCGTCCGTGCTATTTCTGCGTATGCCGTCCTCCGTTCCGATGTCGAATCGCATCAGCGAGGCCACACGCTCGTACTCTTCGTCGTAGAACTTGTGATATTCATCTTGAAACTCATCTTTGTAATGGGTGTCGCTGTTGGGATCGTCGGGATCGTCCGGCTCGACGAATGCCTCGAAGGGCTGTTTGTATTTACCGACCATACGACCGACGGCCAGATCCGAGGCGATCTCCATGATCGACGAGTTGATCTCGTCCTTATTCGTTGCGTAATAATGATTCAAGTCCATAATAATTCGGTTTTAGCAGGTTAATCAAATATTGAAAAATGATCTCAGTTCTTCGATATCCCGCTGTTCCCGGTCGAGGCACCGGTTGTACAGGTCGAGGTCGATCAGCTCCTCGACCGCCTCTTCCGCGAGCCGGATCAGCTCTCTGGGCGGCAGGGCGTCGAGCTCCCAGCTCGTGCGTCCGTATTCTCGGATGTACCATTTGGCCCGGGGATCGGTGATCTTGGCCGGATTGGGCGGCGGGTTGAACCGGCGTATCTGTTCCATTGTCAGGGCTACGGGGCGCACGTCGATCTCGCGCCCGAACTCCGCCATCCGCTCGCGTATGTCGCGGACCATATCCTTTCCCGAAGGGTCGTGGTCGCCGAAGTAAAGGATGACGTCGCCCGAGCGGAGTCTCCGGTGGGCGTCGTACATGGCCGAGATACTGCTGTACCCGCGGTTGACCATCAGCCGGATATGGTACTTGCTCGTTACCCGAAAGAGCACGTTCGAGAGCGCGTCCTTCTCGACCCATATCTCGATGTTGCGCTGCTGGCCCTGCATACGGTCTACGCGGTACTGCTCGATGGTGTCCTGAATGGCATGCTGCACGTCGCGCACCCAGTACGGCAGCTTGGGCACGCGCACGCGGTCCTCGATGGCCGCCCAGTCGACGATGCCTGCCATTCGCCCTTTTTTGAGGATATTGCTCAGTTTGGCGTATTCCCGGTCATTGTTGGGGATGATGTCTTTCGATACGAGCTGATAGTAAAGCTGTCGCAGTGTCAGCACGTAACCGTCGTTACGGTATTCCTCCAGGATTGTGTTGATCCGTTCGAGCATGATCCGGTTGGCCTTTGATAACCGGAGTTCGCTGTCGAATTGCTGTTTCATGTCGTGTCGTATTGGGCGGTCGTTATAAATTCTCTTCCTCTATCCGGTAGACTGTGGCATCGTCTTCCGCTTCGATCACATCCCGGAGCCACGAAGCGATATCTGCAGCCGAATAGTCCCGGGTGGCATCGAACACGGAGGTGTTTCCTCCGCCGTAGTATGAGATCAGCAGCGTGTCGCACTCGAACATATCGAGGCGGATAACCCCGTAGAGGTCGCGGTCCGCATGTCGTTTGAAATGGAGCGTTTGGCCGGCCGGCAGATCGTAGATCCTGCGGGCCAACTCCGCAAGGGAAAGCTCTTCGGGCTTGGTATCCGACAGCGGCTCCCGTTTCAGGATTTCGCAGTTGCCGGCATCGAATATGGCATAATACGTTACGCCGTGTTCGTTGCGGTAACGGATACCGTCGTAACCCTCGGCCATCCATTTCCGCTTGTCGATATTCGCATCGTCGGCCCCGTTGAGCCACTCCTCCTCGGACTGGGCGACATACGGACGCCGCAGGGTGATGTGGACATGGATCAGCGTAGCGGCCTCGCCCGGCCGCAAGCCGCCCCGGCCTTCGGCCCGGGCGAACTCCTCGGCCACGGTACGGCTGTCGGTAAAGTAGACGACGCGGCCGCCGTCCGTGGAGAATAGTACGCCCGGATCGGGCGAGCCGTGATAGACCGGCCCGATGATGTCGTCGTAGTACGGAATCCCTTGTCGCACGGCCGCGTTCTCGAGTTCCGTCCACCATGTATCGTCCTGCTCGTCGTTCTGGAAGTCGATCGGCTGGTCGGCCGGGATGCGCCAGCAGGCCCGTGTCGCGGCGTCTGCCTCCTTGACGATGCGCTGCATCTGAGCGTCGGTCGTCCCTTTCGTGCAGAACGAACAGGAAAACCCCTCCAGTTCCTCGCGGCTGACATAGCTGTTGCCGCAGCAGAACTTACGGGTGTAGAAATCGCCTTCGACGATCTCGAAGCCCAGTCCCTCGACGAGCAGCACCGTGGCGCCGTTGTCGTTGTGGAGCATCGTGCGTTTGCCCATGTGCTTGTTGCGGATTTCAGCCCAGTTCGGCAGGTCGTCGCGCTCGGTCGTCCAGATGCCGCGACAGTCTTTGGGGAGCGCATTGTATTCTGAAAGTGTGATCTTGATCATAGGTTCGAATGATTATCGGATGGTAGGATGATGAGACTATTCCCGGGGCTTGAGCCAGACGCCCTCCGGTGTGAATGCGGTGAGGATATTACGGAGAAATCCGGCCAGTTCTTCGGCATCCGGGTCGCCCGTAAGGTCGTACAGAAAGGTCATGCCGCCGCCATGGATGCCGATGATGATCAGGTCGGCGTCGAGCTGCCGGGTTTTGGTGATACCCCATGCGTAGTCGTCGAGGGATTCCTTGCAGAAAAAGGAGACCGCCTCCCCAGGAGGGAGTGCGAAGGCCCTTTCGGCCAGTTCCCGGAAGGATGTTTTGACGGGTCTGGCCATATATTCCCGGATGTTCTCAAGAACAAGCTCCAGATCGTTGTCCGAGAGTTGTCCGCAACTTTCCCAGATCTGAACATCCCCGCCGCAGTCGTCATCGAGGGTCAGATAGAGGTCATCCTTGTCGTCGATGCCCACGGCCAGCACCGTCGTTTCGTTGGCCCGGCCTTTGTTATCCCACCAGAGGGCCATCGATGAATTTTCGACGGTATCCATGTCGAGTTCTTTCGTCCCGAGAGTACGGAGCAGACTTTTGATTTGAGTGGCCAAGGACGGAATTTCGGTTCCGGACTCGTCTTTCTGACAGCACTCGGCCGATATGTTACGGCCGGCAATCGAGTGTCGCACGACCTCCTCGGCCGGATAGATTTCGTCGCCTTTGGAGAAATAAGATTTGCCCGACGCTACGCAGGCATTGTAGATAGCGCCGGTGACCTTGCGGTCGTCGCGCAGATAGATGGTGTAAGCCGAGCCTTCCTGAAGGATGGGTTCGGCAGATGTCGTTTGTTTCATGATATTCATACTTTTATTCGTTATTCCAGATTCTGTACACCCTTCTTTTAGTTGGTATAGAGGATGTTGCAGTCTACCACCTCTGCGGGCAGCCCGAATAGAGGATAAGCTGAAAAATAAGGTTCGACATCGCCGTTGTCAGCCGTAACGGGCGCAACAATCTGCACCCGCCAGTTACAGACCCAAGCGTCGATGATACCGATCTCCTCCTCGGTCAGCCCGGATGCGTCACCGTTAATGAGGTAGCACAGGCTCCATGTGGGGATACGTTCGGTTGTTTTGTGCATCGCGTCCATCATCGTAAAGTAAGATCACACGGCCAGTCCGAGTTTGCGGGAGGCATAGGCCATATCGTCGAAATGAGGCCTGTGGCATCCGGCCCGCATGATGTCGTTCTCGAAGGAGTTGATCGTCCACGGATGGTCGGAGGCATCGCGGATCACAGCATGCCGGAAAGCGGCCTTGCGCTCGTGGTAGCGGCGCATGAGCTTCCAGACCCGTTCGATCAGATGATATGGATAGCGCGGAGTTCCAGCCGGTAGGCATGCAACGACGGACGGTAGCCGACTTTCTGGATGGTTTCGCGCAACTGGGCGATGGTGTAGCTCCCCGACGGATCGAGCCCGTAATCCTCGGCAAAGGCGGCGATGCCGGTCTTGCAGTATCCCAATTTGGCGTGCAGGTAGCGGGCGTCGACCGTCTGTTGCGGATCGGACTCCTGCCCGCTGCGCTGCATCTCCTCCCACTTTTTCTTCCATCCCGGGATCAGGTCGTCGAAATCGTCGTCGTGGTAGGTTATGCCCGCCCTGCGGATACAGTAGCCGACGGTCTGCCCCATGAACGTATTGCGGTAGAAGGTCGTGCCGAACACCGTGCGGACGGGTTCCACGTCGTAATAGCATAGGGCCTGCACGTCCTTGAGCGCGGCGGGAACCTTCGGTTTACGGAACTGCGGGTCGTGGTCGGCCACGGTCTTCTCCAGCCAGGTCTTGTGGAACGTGCCGATACGGTGGCAGAAGACCGGCTCCGCAGGTATGTAGCTCTTGGCGGCGCGGGTCATGATCAGCAGGGTGTCGGCGGACGAATACCTTCCGGTGCGGTACAGTCCGAGGTAGGTATTGCCGATGCGGCAGTAGCTGGACTCGCGCCGGTCGCGCTTCAGCTCCGCGAGCGACACTTCGCCGCCGTAGAACTCTTCTGAAAGGCCGGTCTGCTTCGAGAACTCGGTAAAGTGGTGGCGCGGCAGTTCGTCCTTGAGGCTCGGCCTGTCGCGGTACAGCTTCCGGGTACGCTCCGGGGTGAGATAGCGGCGCGGCAGGTATCCGATAAGGTCCGGGTGTTCCTCGTACACCCGCGTTCCGATCTCCCAGGTAATGAGATGGCGAGGCGTCTGCCTGATCCACTCGAACGACGGACCGTGCTCCAGGCAGTAGGCGACGAAATCCTCTGTCCATACCTCCTGCGGCAGTTCGGGGATGTCGAAGCCCCGGCGGACGAAGGCTTCGCAGACCTCTCGCGTGAGCAGGCGGCGGTCCTCCCCGCTGACCAGCGAGCCATTGTAATAGCGCCGCTCCGATCCGTGCTCCACGGCCAGCAGCAGTCGTCCGGATGTACGGAACCGCTCCGGCAGCTTGCGGAAGTCGTACGGCGACTTCGAGACGACATGGTCGGCCAGCTCGTCGGTCAGCAGGGAGAGTATCTTCTCCCGCATCGCCTCGGAGTCCATCATCCTGCCGACCATGTTCTTGTCGGAGAAGAGGGCCGCGCGCAGCAATCCGTAATCGTATGTTTCGACGGGGATCTGTGCATAGTCCAGCGCGGCGAGCGCGAGCAGGTAGCGGCGTGTACGGAACCCGTGCGGCGTCAGGCGCTGCAGGGTCGCTATGGGCAGTATCTGCTTTTGCAGCAGGGTCAGGTAGAAGGCTGCGCTGCGTATCCGTTTCGGGATGAACGAGAGGATGACCTGCACGATGCGTTCCGGACCGGCATTGTTACCCGTACAGTCCCAAGACCGGGCGCTCGGAGCATTGTGCAGAAGAACGTGGCAGGCCAGTTCTTTTGTCCACGCCTCCTGCGGGATCAGTTCGAGCAGGTGCAGGACACCCCGTCCGGTCAGTGCCTGTTTCAGTATCTCCCCGGAGCGCAGCGGCTCGGGGACGTGTCGGAGGTTATTGCGGTTGTTGGTCACGGCCCGCAGGCAGATATTGTACGTGCGGCACTCTTGCGGGATGTATTCCAGATCCCAGCGATGCCATCCGGTCGGTGTATCGGTGTCGAAGATACGTTCGATCAACTCCGGGGTGCGATATCGCTCCGGGAGGTAATGCAGCAGCCGGGGATCGTGCTCTCCGGCGGCCGTCTGGACGATCGCGTCGGTGAGCAACTCTTCGGGCAGGTTGGCTACGGCCTCGACGATATCTTTATTCGTTTTCATAAGACTCTGTGTTTTGAGTGTTTCGTTCAATGGTGTAAGTCGCTGTCTTGTCCGCATCCGTCGCGACGGGTCCTCCGACAGACGGCCTTACAATCTTGATCAGCCGGTTGTCTTTGCGGCGGAAGACATAGAGGGTTTGCCGCTCCTGCGCCGTCAGCGTATCGAGCTCCTGCCATGTACTGGCATTCCGGGCCGTACTTTCGAGCGGGTAATCGCCGCCTTTGAGAACATAGACCTCTACGTCTTTCAGGTTGGGATACGGGCCGGACTCTTCTTCGAGGTGCGTGACCAGCGGCGAAGTGATGTCGGTCACCCGTCCGCCGCAGGCATGGTACCAGCGTCCGTTGTCGTAGAGGTATGCGATCTCGCTGCCCGCGAAGAACAGTTCCTTATTGGGGAAGGTTTCGGCTTTCTCTTCCTTCTCCTTGCGTCCGTAGTCCCGGATATAGGCCCGGCAATGAAGTTTGTCCAGCGCATGCGGGATCGAAGCGTCCTTGCCGTAGGGCGAAGGGCCCAATCCGCTCAGGTTGCCCAAAGCGAGCAAGGCGTCGATGCGTTTCTCCGTACGGTAGAAGGTACGCAGGATGCGTCCCGCATAGGAGAAGTAGCCGTCATGGTGCAGATATATGGCTCGTACCCGACCATCGGGTTGTAGCTTGCCAATTATAGCATGTGTACTCATTATTTGTTTTCGTTTTAGAAAGAATAGGCCGCCACTCCCCGACGGGAATGACGGCCGTACATACTTTTTTCGGTTATTTACAGGACACTGCTTCGAGTTCCTGAATCTGTGCCTTGACGGCCTCGATCTTGGACTTGAGCTCGTCCTCCCGACGGAATGAGGGCGTGCATTTGGTACAGCGCATGCCCGTACCCCAACCCGTATTGCCGATCTGGCGGTGCAAGCGCATCTTTTCGTTGCGGAGACTCACTTCGAGGCGTTCAAGGCGCCGGCGCAGTGTCGTAATGGAGTATTTTTTCATGGCGTGTTCGATTTTTAAGCTTTCGGAAGTTTGTCGGAGAGCAGCAGCTCGGCCAGTGCACTGTTCTGCGGTATCATGGCCGGGATGTCCGTACGCCCGGGCTTGTAGATTTCGGTGGCTACGTTGTAGATGTCCCATGCCGTGAGCTGCGGTTTTTCGAGCGAGAGTTTCAGAAGGTCTTCTGTGAAAACCGAAATCTGGGACTGGTTCAGCGGGTAGGTCTCCACCTGCGAGGAGAGGCGTTTGTCCGTGCTGTCGTGCGAGACGCGCAGGGTCGTCAGCAGGCCGATAACGGCATAGATCTCCAGTGGCGTCAGCACCCGCGCCTTGAGGCGGGCGATGCGTTCGCGGTCTTCCGACATCTGTGAGTCGAAATCCCGAAGCCATTCATCCACGCGCTCGAACAACTGCTCTGTGGAGACCCTCTCCCGGCCATAGTTCGATACGCTGCGCTCGGGCGAGAGGATACATTGATTGTGGCAGATTTTTACGCAAGGGCCTATGGCCGCCTGAATGCCGTTCTGGTGGAATGCCACCACGAGCGTCGTCGTCAGTTCGTCGGTTTCATGGTCCTTAATGCGAATCGTGGTGTAGATACGGCGCAGGATATGCGCCTCGACGGCTCTCTCCCCGAACTTCTCCTCGACCTGCGGGAGCAGTACGACGCCCGGCTCGCTCCGGTTGCCGTTCTGGGCTGCGAAAATCTCCTCGATCTCGTAGTTCAGATTATGCCGTTGGCACATCTCCGCAAAACGGTCGATGACCTCAAAATGGTAGATGCCCTTCACGGGCTTGCCGTAGATGTCGTTCTCCTTGTGCGTGCGGCGAAGCGTGTCGAGTGACATCTGCTCGATGGTGTTGGCCTTGAAGTCGAACTGCCGAGGGGCAGTCACGATTGCTACTTGTGTCATGATGATTGTGTTTTTAGATGGTTGATTAAACGAAAAGGGCGGTAAGCCGTGTCGCTCATCGCCCTTTCAGGTATTTCAGTCATAATGCAGTGTCAGTGCTGTTTTCCGTTTGTCGTAAATCTAAAGCCGGGCCACAACCTCGGCGAGAAACCGTTTGTCGAACGGGATCTTCTCGATGTCGACGGCCCGGGAGCCTTTTTTACCGGGACGATCGGCCCACTGGCGGATCAGCTCGGCCCATTGTAACACGGGCTTTTTGAGCAGTACCTCGATGAGCATCTCGGCCTGCCGGTGCCAGTCGTGGAACGAGGGGGACCATGGAGCATCGATGAGGTCCGAAACGTGAAGCGTGAAACAGTTCTTATTGATTTGCCGGACGGCCGGATTCTGGCCGATGCCGCGTATCGTCTCCGTGATGGCCTCCGTGACGGCGGTACAGTGGGCGTTGTACTGTTCTTCCAGCGCCCGCAGCGATTCGATTTTCTCTATAATTCCCATATCGAACAAGGTAAGGGACGGAACAGAAATCCTAACGACGGGCGTTTGACACCGAGCTTCTCACTCGGAGTGGTCATGCCGCACGAGCACTGTCCGACCGGTTCGCCCGAGCCGCACTCGCACAAATCGATGCCCCAATGGTTCACACAGTGGTTGCAGTTGCAGTATTTCGTCGGAGCCCATTCTCCCTCGATATGCAGGGCCTCGAAGGTAGCCCGCGTCATGGAGTTGGAGACACCGCCCGGAAAGAATACCGTGACGGCGCCGCACCGGCATTCCTGAATGTATTCGGCTTTGAGCATAGGTCGTTTTTGAGGTTACAAAGCGGTACCCATACGGCCTGCTCCCCGAAGTCCGCAAGTCCTTTCTCATCGCTGATGGATTCGTTCGGCTCGTCGGGGAAGAGGTACGGCTGGGACTCCGGCCAGCGCAGAGGTCTGAAGCAGCTGTTCGGCGCGGGATCTTTCTGAAAATGCCGGATGTAATCGTACTCCGGCACATAGCGGGCGCCGTTGTCCTCGCTATTGAATGAAGGGTAGCCGATGTCGTTCTCTTCGAAAAATGAATTGTCTTCGGGGAACTCGACAAGTACATAAAGGTTGTCACGAAGTTGTTGTATCATGGGCAGGTCGTTATTGATTGTTCAGCACTTTCTCGGCGAGCGACGAGATCGACCAACCGCAGATGCTCATCAGCAGCGCATCGCAATCCCGCTCCATATAGGCATCGATAACACTGCGAGCGACCTTGTGATAAGGCTCCGTGTCGGTCATCGTTTCGCTGACCAGCATTTCGGCAAAGCGCTCCCGCAGCTCCTCGCTGCCGTATATCGTATCGAGCTTCGCCTCCAGAGCTTTCTGCTCCGGTGTGCGGTGCGTGAAGGCCGCGACGGCCTCGGCAAAGAGGCCGTGCAGGATATTGTCGCGCAGCAGAATGGCTTCCTCGCGCGTGATGCCGGCCACGGGGGATTCGTGACCGTCGATAAGTAGCTGGAGCTGCGCCTGACGCATCACGTCGTCGCGCTCATGGTAGTTCGGGACGTTCGCTTCGATGAAGTCCCAGAGGTCGTCGGTGATAAGTGTGTTATTATACGGTTCCATAACTTGTGTCGGTTAAGGTTTTGATCGGAAAAGCGGACTGTAATTCGCCATAAAACCAGAGTTCGGATTTGATATTCTTTCCACGGCTGTAATAGTCCATCGGGTCGAAACAGCGCATCTCCCCGATCTCCCGTTCGATGTTGCGGCTTTTCATAAGCGATGCGCCGGAATCTTCTATCCACCGTTCGAAGAAAGTTTTGTAATAGTCCTCATCGTAAAAAACGATGATCTGGGACTCCCACAAACAGGACGTCCTGATCATGGCGACCACACGGCAGAACGGTAAATCTTCGGGTTTCTGTTCGATGAACCGGATCGCGGTGTCGATCCATTTTTCGATGAACTCCGTCTTGATCTTCCCGCGGGTCCTGCGACTGTCGATAAAACCGCCGCAGGGCACATGGAAATGTTCCATCGCGTCATTCGTCCGCACGAACGGTCGGATGCCGTCGATATTCCTGAGCAATGCTTTCAGGCGGCGCCCTGCTCCTCTTTGTTTTTTCCTTTTCGTATTCATATCCGTTTCTGTTCGGTTAGAATGGCTTGACCGTAAAGACGGAGTCCTTATCGAAATAGTCGTCCAGCACGCCGGGCAGCTTCTTCGCAACGTCATCGAAGTCGATTGCCGCGACGCTGTTGCCGTAACCGCCCACGAAACATACGGGCGTGTCGTACCACTCCGTCTGGGCGATTACGACGGAGAGGTCTTCTCCGCCGTTGAGTCCGGTCACTTCGATCTCCTCGCCGCTGTTGCAACCTATTTGTTCGATCAGGGCGACGAGTTCTTCTTTGGTGTAAATTTTCTTTTGTTCCATTATTTTATAATTGGCAGTTACTCTTCAGAGGTTCTCTTATCATAAGTCAGCGCCTTCCAGCGGCTGATCTTCTGCTCGTCGCTCAGGCCGTTCCAATATGCGGCAACGGCCGCATCGTACGCCTCGGCGGAAGAATAGTTGCATTCACAGAGGCCCGTAATGACTTCAGGGTCGTCGGGCTGCAACTCGTGGAAAAACCAGTAGTCGATATCCTCCATGAATTCACGGTGCGGTTTGATAACGTGATGGCCTTCGCAGTATTCGCACCAGCAGTCGTTCTCGTGAGGTTCCACCTCCCACGCATCATTGACATACTCGTGGTCATTGTTAGAGCGTACCCATGCCTTGTGCTGCACATGAAGGGAGCCGCAGTTGGTACAGCGGTACGGCTCTGAGGGCGTGATCTCCTCCTGCTCGAAGAGAGGCTCGCTCCGCTCGCCGCATGCGTGACAGTAGCAGACCTCGGTCTCTTCGAGCCAGTTCCCGTCGTGATACATGGAGAAGGCATTATCCATGTTGGGGCTGACCCATGCCCGGACATCCACTTCGTGGGAGCCGCACTTGCCGCATCGGACGACCGTGCGGGTAGGTGTTTCCTTTGATTGTTGTTCGATGGTATTCATGTTCAGTTGTTTTCGTTCCAAATATTGATTTTGTCTTCTATCGAGAGAGCTTCCCAGAATTCGACACATGCCTTACGAAATGCTGTTTCATTGTCAAAGTCTGCACACTTCAATCCTGAAGCGTATTCCAACGCATGAATTCGAGCTTGGTCGAACCATTTTTGAATATTCTCCAGCAGTTCGCTCTCGCGGATCTGGCAGGTATTCGCATCGCAGTCGGCGCAGTGGTGCTCATCGCGGTTTTGAGCTCCAAGGACCACCTCTTTCGTATTCGAGTCGATCCACACATGGGCCTGCACGGCCAGCGACCCGCACTCCTCGCAGCGCCAAGGGTCGTCGGCAATAAAGCCGTACTCGACCAGCCACTCGACGATACAGAGCAGCCCCTCGGTTTGAATATGTTCGAGGGGCTCGTCGAAATCTTCCCCCGCCTCGCCGTTCAGGGTGCAAAGCAGGCGCCCCCTTTCGTCGGTAAAGAGTTCGTATACCGTGGCGGCTTCGTAACCGCCGTACGAGCAGAAATCCGTATTATGGGTAACCACAATGGGCGAAGAGCTGTACTCTTCGGGCTCCTGGTCATGGGAATAATGTTCGCCCAGGTTTTTGTAGAATGTGCCGATGATCTTATGCTCGGCCACGGCACCCCGGATTAGGCTGAGGGCCTCGTCCCTGATTGCATCGATACGGCAGGCGAAGCCGGCGATGAGAGTGGATTCTTTTTTCGCTTTGTTCATAATCTGAATTTTTTATACTTTATCACTGTGCGGTATATCCCCAGATCGAATAGACATAGCCGCTGCCGCCACGGTAAGCGATGGCACGCCCGGCCCCATCGAACGCTTTCCAGTCGCATGGCAGAGCCTCGAAATAGCGTCTGTAATCTTCCCCGAAGAAGCGCGTCAGCATCTCGCGCTCGGTGGCGTCGGCCTCGTCGTGCGTCAGCACGTAACGTTTGCCATTGAGAACCGTAGAAATGAAGTACACTTTGTAGCCGTCGCAACGCAGGATGTCGGGATCACCCTCCAGATAGCTCAGGGCATCGAAGTCGGGATCGTGCGGGTCGTCGCCGAAGCTCTTGGCCCACTCGTACAAGTCTCTGTAATAGATAATCCCTTCACGGACGGGTGTTACGATCGTCTCCATACCTATTCCTCCGTGCGGTCGTGTACGGGCACCGGATAGCTGATGCCCGTAAGGTCTTTGAAGCGGGAATCGGAGGTCTTCAGGTAATTGCCTCCGAACATGTGCCATTTGCCCCTGTCGACGATGGGCTCGGCGTGGACGTAGTTGTAGTTCGCCTGATAGACCAGTTTTACTGCTTTATTCACGTCGATGCCGTTTTCGAGGCAGTAGTCGGCCACCTGGGCGAACGAGAGGTGCGGGGCGAAGAGTTCGAGGGTGTTCGAGCGACTCGACACGCCTCCGTTCGTGCAGTCGCCCAGTGCGTCGCGCAGTACATAAGTCGTCAGATAATCCCTGTACCGTACGATCTGGCAGGGTTTGGGGAACTCCCCGGTCATGTAGAACACCTGTCCGAGGCGATCGGCTTGCGGGCCGAGCCCCTTGGCGAGCACCGCCTCCCGTGCTTTACGGGCTGCCGAGGCGTAATGCCCCAGCAGCGGAGCGTCGGGCAGGCGTTTGGTATGCCACACCTGTTTGGCGATGTCGAGCATCTCTACCCCGATGCCCAGGTGGTCGGCGGTAATCAGGATGACCGCTTCGCCGATGTAATTGGCTATTTTTTCTTCTTGCATGATAGTACGTGTTTAATCGTCCAGTTCGAATTCGTCTTCCCAGACCTCGATCTCCAGACCGCTCTCGCAGATACGGGCACGCCACTTATACCAGCACTTTTCGATCAGTTCGATGCGGCGGTAGCCGAGGTAGGGTTCGTTCAGGGTGGCGATGTCACCGGCCTGAGGTTCTCGTTGTGTGTACATAATGGTTTGAGTTTTTGTCGGATGATTTAGTCTATATCGCAGCCGATGAAGGTCTGTTCGTTGATGAGCAGGTAGTAATAACCGTTGCCGCATCCGCGGTACTCTTTCGAGAATCCGGCGTTCAGGTCTCCGGCCTGATGGTAGTCGTCATCCTTGTCGCAGGGCTCCACCCAGAGCGAGCCGTCGTAGCCCCGGAAGTCGAACCGTACTGAATGGTACGGCGTGCGGTTTTTGACGGCCTCGCAGAAACTTCGGTAGATCGTTTCGCCACACCATTTGCGTACGGCTTCGAGCGAGATGATCTGCCCGTCGATGCGCGTGCCGGTCGTAATGCCGTTTTCGTAGAGGTCCTTGCCGTAATCTGCATCCCGGATTTTGCGGATGAACGGGCTTGTGAATCCTGCCTTGGCGGCTTCGCGCTGGAACTTACGGATCAGGCGGCGGTTGATTTCAGCTGGTTCTTTGGGTGGAGCCGGTTTGAAAATCTTTTCGATTCCATTCCAATCACTGAAATAATAGCCTCGCGTCCGCTTCCCGGGAGCCACAATTCCGATAATATTTTGGTCCCGGTTGAAAAACAAGCGCCGACGTTGCCCTTTGTATTGGATGTACAATGAGTTCGGGGTTTCCGGGTTGTGGAGGTATTGTTCTGCTTCGTGCATGTTATTTCGGATTAAATGATTCGTATTCAGGTGTTTTTTCGTTCAGCGCCCGGCAGAACGAGATCTGTGGGCACCGACACTCCGGCCCGTTTGCTCATAATGATAAGCTGGTCGGAGAGCTTGTCCATGTTGCCCAGCGCGAGCGCCATGCTGATGACAGTTTCGTCCCACGCTGTCACTGTACCCGTAGGACAGAGTTTTTCGTTAATGAACGTTTCGAGGGTCATATCGGCCGTTTACAAGCTATTGAGTCCGAGCACGATGCGGGCGGCATGCACGGCATTGTCGGTAAGTTGGCGCTGCCATGCCTGAAACCTCGGAGACCATTTGAATGCCCGCATTTTGAGCTTGTTTCGCACTTCTTCCGACGGTATCGCATCGAAGAGTATCTGCAGGCGGTCTGCCTCATAGTTCCACACCACCTTGCCGCCCTCGAAGGCGACCTCGCGGTTTTCCCGGCCGGCCGTCTCTTCAGCCTTCTGACGGACACTGCGGGCCACGTCGGGCAGTTTGAAGAGCGAATGCCGCTCGGTGATGATCGGTTTGCTGCACTTGGCGTTCCACTCCCGGATGCGAGTTACGGTACGGTCTACGATCTCGACGTTACCGTTCTTGGCATACGTGGATATACGCCCGAAGAAGTTGGAGACCAGAAGGGCGCGGCCGTATCCGCGCCCCTTGCCCGTATCGAGATCGCGGATTTCCTCGGCTGTGCTGTCGATGTCGGCGAGCACTTTCGCCCAGAGCTCCTCGGTACGCTGCTCGTCCGTCTTCAGTGACTCTTTGTACCGCTCGACGGCTTTCAATGCCCGCTCACGCCACTGGCGGAATGCCTCGTACTTATTGCGGTAGGCATTCTCGGCCTTTTCGTTGCGCCGGTAGTTGAAGCCTGCAGGACCGGTGACGAAGGCGCTGGCCACACGGCTCTCCGAGGCCCAGACGCCGGAGAGGTGGCTCTTGTAGTTCGAGAGGTACTGCTCGCGCTGCTCCTCGGGCATCGTCTGAAGGTCTTCGTGCAGCTCCCGTTCGTACATGGTGATCTCGTCTTCACCGATAATATCGGGATTCTGGGAACTCCACGAGTGGGCTCCATAGGCGGCATCCCAAAATGATTCGAGGTAGCCCGGATGGCTCGTCTCGACCACTTCCCACTCCCCGAACTCGTGGGGCTTGATGATGCGGGTTTCGTCGCCCTCGCCGATGAGGTGGTCGAAGTTGCCGATGCCGAAGCGGCGCTCGCCGCGCCAGCGGAACGGTACGGGAGTGCTTGCGGGATCGTCCTTGCGGCGCACCATCGTAACGCGGTGCGCGTTCTGTTGGGTTAACATAATTGCTTCCATAATCTGATATGTGTTTTATCGGTTGTTATTCGGTTTGTTTTTGACCGGCGAGGAGTTGGCGGTACTCCTCCCGTTCGCGCTCGGGCAGCAGCGAGAGGATCAACTCGTCGGTGACCAGCGCCGTAGCGTCCGCGAGGGCGTTCATCAGGCGTTTGGATGACGGACAGTCGCTGAAAGAATGGAATCCTCCGAATCCGAGGCTGACCCAGCAGGGCGAGGCTTCGCTTTTACGCCACACGGCGCAGTGAAATTCCGGGACGACGTTGCCCGTGTATTCGCAGATCGTACATCCGTACTGATTCTTGCGGTATACGGCCTCGTCCCGCCACCAGAGGGTCAGTTTGACGAGTTTTTCGTTTTCCCGGATCGTGATGAACCGGCAGAGCTGCTTTTCGCCGCGCTCCATGAAATGCTGCAGGTCGAAGCGGAAGCCTTTCCGGCAGCGGGCGTCGATCGTCTCGACGGATTTCTTACTGATTGTTTTTGCCATGACTCTTCGGTTTATTGGATGGATAATGCGAACTCCGGGAACGGCAGTTCCGGCCCGAAGATGCGTAAACGTTCGGCGAGTTCTTCTTTTTTCTGCTGAGCGATCAGGGCGTCGATCGTAGCCCGGCATTCGTCTTCGAGCTGTTCGAGGCCGCTCTGGCCGTAATAACCCCAGTAGCTGTCGAGCACATTGTCCTTGTCGCCGGCCGGGGTAATTTGGAAGCCGTACACCTCGCCCCGCAGGTAGCTGTCGTAGGTGTCGATCTCGCCTTGCAGATACTCTTCGATCTTGCGGCGGCGGGCGGCGGTCAACAGCTTCCAGCCGTACACTTTCTTGGCTTTCTCGACGCTCACGGCTACGATACCGAACCATCCGCTGTCCCACGGGCAGGAGAACGGACCGGAGGAGATCGTCTGGCCGCTGTGATCATAGAGGTAGAGGTTCAAAGCGATATATTCTTTCAGGAAAGATTCCCGCAGGTTGCCCGGTCGCTCGTCGCAGACCTTGTCAAAGTCGAAGTGCTCGTCGAACTCCTTTTCGGGCCGGTAGCGGCGGTGTGCAGTGTAGAATGTGCCGAGGTTGTCCCACTTGCGGGGACTTTCCGGATTCTCGTTGTAGTAAATGTCGATGTGATGTCCGTTATATTCGATTCGCTTGTACAGATTCATATGCTTTGGTATTATGGATTCGTTATTTGGCGTAAACAGCCTTCGGGTATTTCGTTTCGTCCATGAGTTTCAGATAATGCGCAGCCATGTTTCCCATCTCGGGACGGACCGTCCCGCCCGGATAATGGCATTGCATGTATTTTCGCCACAACACGTCGTTCTCTTCGGTTGCACTCGTGTTATGGTTGTACCGAATGACCAGATTTTGTGCGCGGCCGTAAAGTCTGTGGCATCCATAAACGGCACGGATGCGCTGGATCTGTATCGTTAAGTCTTTTTTGCTCTTCATAATCTGTCGGTGTTGTCATTTCGGTATTCGGCGGTTTGATATGGCGGTCAGATGTCGTTTCGGTAATCGAGCGGATATTGCTCGAAATGGTTTTCGCAGATGATCTGGTTGCGCTCGGCATCGCTGGAGAAGATCTCCCATTTATAACCGTAGTCAGCAAGCAACGCTTCCTGCTCCTGTTGCGAGAAATCGGCGACGTCGATCTCGCCTTCCATCCACAGCATACGGTCGGAGGCGAAGGCGCGCACCTCTGCGTCGGTGTGCATGTCCCGCAGGAAATCATCGGGATAGCCGAGGTAGCGGCAGAGGATATGCCGTGCGGGAGTGTCGGCATCAAGAAACAGGTCTCTGTGGTAGATATTGGGCTGGCAGTACCAATACTCCGTGTCCGATATCCGCAGGCAGAACTGGAGCGAGTCGGGGTCGGTACATTCGATGCCCGGTGTGAACAGACGGTTCATCGGTGCATCATTTTGGCGATCTCGCGGATCGTGTCGTCTTCGAAATGTCCCAGCGGAATCAGTGCGCAGGGATCACCGCCCTTGTCGAGCGTGATGTTCCTGATGTAGAGCTCGCTCCGGGCATCGAACACGGTCGGCTCGCCGCAGTCGTTGGTAAGGTCCCACGGCCGGTCATCGTTACATTTGAGGTCATTTGCTATATCCAATAACACTTCCGATATCTCTTTCTCTTCCATTTGAATAGTGTTTTAGTTGTTTGAAAAAAAACGATACGGCTACCGGTACGGGGCATGGCTTTATCCGTCCGATGAATGGTCTTCCGGAAGGATCCTGAGGCACGGCGTATAGCCAACGCCTCAGGATCCTGTCAAGGAAGACGAACTGAATCTCCTGGTCCGTCGTATCGTGCCTGCCAGGCATGCGGATTACTTCGCCTTACGCTGGCTCCACTCCTTCATCTTCTTTTGGATGTCGATGCCGTTGTCGTCGAGCATCTTCTTGAGCATGGCCAGCATGCGCCATCCGCCGCCGTTCTTGTTGCGGTCGGCCTGAAGCGAGAGGAAAATGAGCGAGTGGTCCTTGCCCAGCCGTTGGCCACGGTCGTCGATAAGCGTACAGCCGTGGAAGCGGAGCAGGTTCTGCATGGTGTAGAAGGCTCCGGCGCCCTTGTAGGCGTCTATCCACGCCTTGCACTGGGGCGTTTCATGCGGTAATTTCACACGCAGGTCGTCGAACGCCTTGACAGCATTGTAGAGCTGGGCGGCGTTCTTTGCGGATCTGATCCGTCCTGCGGCACGGTTCAGCGGTCCGTAGAGCTTGTCGTACAGGTCATGCTCGAAGATGTTATCGCCCCCGACACGCTTGTAGGGTGTGCCTTTGCACTTCTTCACGGGCAGCTCATCCACGTATCGGGTCAGGTGTTCGACATACTCCTGTGCCATGACTCCGACTACGCCGGCATTGAACCAGCGGTTGCGGTCCACAAAGCTTGCATAGTCACGTCCATCCATTTTCATCTGGGCACGCAGCTCGTCCAGCAGCATCTTCCACTGGTACTCGTACCCCATGCGGTGGATCATCTCCGTCGGCCCCACGGGCTCCTTACGGAACCTCTCCTTGTAGGAGAGCATGTGGAACATCTGGGCCATGACCCAGCGGCGGAACAGACGGGGATTGGGAACCGTGCCCTGCGAAAGGATGGAGCGGAAGATCGGATCGTCGTCGGCAAGGATCGACAGTTTGCCATCCTTGTTGGAGACGACATACTCGCCGCCGCCCGAGCCCTGCATGGCGAACAGATTGCTGACGTCCACGCCTGCACGGCTCAGCGCTTCGATACGCTCCCGCGCCGTTCCGGGCAGTTTGGCCGGCACCTTGTTTTCTACGGCTATGGCAACCCCGTTGCCCGTAACCGCAAGCTGTGTCCCGCATGCGGGACAAGTGACATTCGTCTCTTTCGTTTTTCTCATCTCCTTTGGATTTTTAATTGGTGATTGATTGGTTGTTATAGTCAGGCTCTACCCACTGGCGGAGTATTACCAGATCCTTGTCCTGCTTGCTCTGCCAGAACCAGCGGCCCATCGTGTCGGGATTCCATTTCAGGCCGTGCAGAATCTGGCAAAGGAGATATAGCTCCAGTGCGACCTGCGCCTTGTCGCGGCGCTCGCCGTAGAGCATGTCTTCGTCGTCCAGATCCTTTTCGGGCAGGGCCGAGAAATACCTGCGCGACCGGCTCTCGCTGCGCTCCGAAGGAATGGAGTGTTTGTAGCGGCGGTAGAGTTCTTCCACGTTAGCGAAAAACTCCTCTTCCGTACAGGACGGCACACCCAGCTCGCCCTCGTATTGTCCGTTCCGGATAACCGGCTTACCGCCGAGTTTGAAGCTGCGGGACGGAAAGTCGATGGAGAACTTCGCTCCCTTTTCGACGGCCTGCACGGCCTCGTGATAGATATTGTCCATAGTTTTCGTTGTCGTTCGGTTAAAAAATCGCACTCGGATCGCCGGCGCATGGCTTTATGGTTTCGATATGTACAGTGGAAACCAGGGGCCCGGAAACGAGGGTCCGCAGTCTCTGGGCCCCTGGTGGCACACTGTATCTTTGAATCCGATCCCTTGTGCGGTTCGGGGCTGCGCTGCCCCTCGGAAGTCTCATTCAGGCGGGCACATGGCTCTATCTGTTCGATATGCGGCAGCGTTGCAGCTTGTCCGCGCCATCTCCGAACGATCGTAAGCGAGTAGCGGAACGATCGGTAGAAGATGGCGCTGGACCGCGATTGACGCTGCGCCATTGAAATCCTGACCTCGACTTTCCGGCTCTGTGCTGAGCTCTCGGCGGTTCTCCGGATGACCGGCACGTGGCTTTACTTGTTCGATGTATGCCGAGGCAGGAGTCCCGGGCAGCGACGTCGTGTTCCCGATAGTGAGTAACGACGTACGCAGCCGGGGAACTTCCTTGCCCGCGGCATGTTGAACGTCATCCCCCGAATCGCACCTTTCCGTGCTGAAATGAAGGTCTCATCAGGCCGGCACATGACTTTATCGGTTCGATATGCAACAGCGTGGAAGGCAGGGGACACTCCTCATCCCGACAGGAGATCGAGGCGTGTCTCCAGCCGCTCGACGTTGCTCCATTGAAATCCTGACCTTGACACTTCGCTCTGTACTGAGTTTGTCACATGATGCTCAAAACACCGGCACGTTCCTGTATCGACTCGATATGATGCCAGGCTTGAAAGCCGGAATGGCGCCGGCGGCAGGCCGGTAGGATTCCGCCGGCGCCAAGAAGGCTGTATTGGACTGGTATATTGAATTCGTATTCCTTGCATCAAGTTTTCCGTGCTGAAATGAAGTGCTCATCATGGCGGCACATGGCTCTATTTGACAGATGTCGGCCAGTGGCGGATGCAGCTCTTGAGGAGTCTGAAGGTGCCGGTTAGGAACCTTCAAGACTCTCGATAGAGCTGTATTGCGCTCTGGCGCTGAAATACCATGCCTCGAACTTCGCCCGGTGTGCTCCGGTATTTCTGTGCGGATACAGAACAGGCGGCACATCGCTTTACTCCTTATGATATTTACAGGTAAATACCAGTCCGGGATGGGATTCACCAGTTGATAAACCGGTGAATCCGAGATGGGACCGGTTATGCGACCTGTAATATTGAATTTCCTGTCCCGCGTCCGCCTGCCGTGTGCCCGGCATGAGTTACAATGAAGCCACCAGCGTATTGTACGCCCCGCGGCTCGTCACGAGGGCCTTGTGCATACATCCGATGGTCATATAGCCCTCGATCCTGCCTCCGGCCCTGGCGCGGTTGGCTTTCACGTTGCGACCCCGGCCGCGGACGATGCAGCCGTCCGCCTTGGTCGGGACGTATCCCAGCCCGCCGAGTTTGCGCCTGCCGGTCTGCACGGCCCGCAGGCAGTCCATCACGAACCTGTTCAGCTCGTCGAGGTCCCGGCGGACGTTGCACACCGGCAGAATCTGCGTCGCCCAACTGAACTCCCCGTCTCCCTTGTAGAGATAGCGGTTCACGGCGTTGACGGCTCGTGCGAGCGTCGTGCGACGCTGTTTGATCGTGCGGCGCTCGATCTCCTTCTGGAAGGTCTTGATGCGGCTCGAAGAGAGTGAGATTTGGCTTCCCCGGATGCTGAAACCGAGGAACTTGAACCAGCGGTCGGCCGTCAGGTACTCCACCTTCTTGGGGTTGAGACGCATGCTCATCGCTTCGAGCCGCCGCTCCAGCACGTTCATCGCCCGCCGGTAATCCTCGCCGATAAAGAGCATGTCGTCCGAGTAGCGGACGTAGTAACCGTTCATCTGGGAGAGTTCCTCGTCCAGCTCGTAGAGCAGCACATTGGCCAGCCAGCTCGCCACGGCGCAGCCCTGCTTGAGGGACTGGTACTGGCTGTGGAGTTCGTTGTTCTGGTCGAAGTAAAGGTCCGAGTGGTAGTATTTCCGAAGCACGTCGATAAGGGTCGAGCGGCCGTGTCTGGCTTCGACCTTATCGAACGCCGCATCGACGAAGGCGATCGGCACGCTGTCGAAATACTTCGAGAGGTCGGCTTTCCAGCCCATGCAGCCCGCTTTCGCGGCCTCCACGATCCGGCCGCTGACCTCGCGGACGACCTTGCCGCAGCCGATACCCGTCTGGTAGGATTTACAAGCGGGGTGGATCATCTCCGGCATCAGGTCGAACAGCAGGTCATTGGCGATGCTCAGCACCACGCGGTCGATGGGTTCGTTCACGTAGACCGTGCGATACTCGCCGTTTTCCTTCGGGATCTGGGCCGTATGGGGCGGCGCGATCTCGTAGTTTCCCCGACGCATGGCATCGGCCATGGCCAAGCGAGTATGCTCGTCGGTCAATTTGATGAGCTGGTCCTTGCGGATGTCTTTATCCACTCCCTTGTCGATGGCTTTCGTCCACCGCTCCAGCTCGAAGAACTTTTGCAGGATTTTGTCGGTCATGGTTGTTGTTTTTTTACTGTTCGTCCGCCCATGTGCAGGAGTTATAGGTACACCCCTCACTGTCCGTATATACCCCATGCGATACGATGGCTTTCGAAAAATCCTCGGCCTGCTCGTTGTAGAGCCGGACAACGGTTTCCTCTCCCAGAGATTCGACATAATCCTTTGCGTAAGGACCGAATTCTCTTGTTCGGGGGTCATAGAAATCATAGCGTGCAGAACCGTAGATCAGACAACTGTTGATCATTTCTCTGCATGATAGTTCCTCAAGCTGCCGCGATTGTGCCGGTGTGCGCGGTTCCAGCAGACGGGGTAATGCTTTTCTTGCAGTCTCGATTTGTTTTTCTGTCATGGATTCAGAATATTTCGTTAAGTGCTTCATACAGTTGATAGATCATCTCCTCGGCGGCTTCCATGTCGCTGACAATGCCTTTGATGTGATACGGAGCGCCGTTTCTGCCATGACCGTCTGGGCCGATCCACAGGTAGGCTTCCTCATCGACGTCGAATCCTTCGTAATACTGTTTGATGTCTTCGACCAGTGTCGCAGGATCGCCGTCGGTCATCGTGGCCGAGAAGTTGAAATCCTGACCTGCGGGAGTGAATTTTGAAAACTCGAACAGGATATGGCCCTCTTCCGTTTTGTCGGTACTGACGCTCCACTCCCTCTGATTGGCTGCGGATATGATCTTTTGTATGTCGTCTGCCGAAGAGATTGTTTTGGCTTCCATTACTCAGGTGTTTAGGGAATTATGTCGCCGGTTTCCAGTTGTCGGTGCCACACACGAAGCAGTAGCCCGTTGTCGGGTGGCACTTGCCCGAGCGGGAGCCGCATGTCTCGCAGGTGTATTCCTTGTCGATGGTTGGCTTCAGCCCCTTGTTTTGGCGTGCCGTATGCTCCTTGAGCAGTTCGACCAGACGCCGCACCTTGGGATCGTGCGAGCAGTACAGGGCCTTGCCCGCCTTGCCGATCATGGCGTTGAATGCTCTGAGGTCTTTGGCCGTGATAGTCATCCCTGTTTCGCGCCACGGCAGGTTGGCAATCCGCAAAGGGTTGGTGTCGATGACGTAGTTGCCGACCTCGTAACCGTAGAACATGGCGTAGCTTAAATACTTGCGCCACGTAAAATCGCATTCGGTATGTCGTTCTGTCGTGCGGATGATCTGTAGCTCATCGCCGCAGAAGTCGAAGCGGGCGAGAATTTCGCGATTGACGGTCCGGCGGTTATTGTCACGGTAGTTATCCTGCTCCCACGAAGGCAGTTCCTGTGGGCAATAGGGCGCGAACCATCGCCAGAAGTCGGGAAGATCGAGCAGGCGGGCCGGCTTACCCGCAAAGTCGTTCCATGCCTCGCGGCAGGCTTCCTGCAACATGGGGAAGCCCACGGGGAAACGGCCTCTGTCGTTGCCTATGCGCAAATGTTCCTGCCATGCGCTGTTGCAGAGGATAAGCGTGATCTCGTCCGCGACCTCGAAGCTCGGCTCATAGAACTCGCCGCTGGCGATGCGCCACGAACCGCCGGGACCCGAAGTGTCGCGGATGATGAAACAGGGCTGCTTCTGGTTGTCCTCGGGAAATATCTCCCAGAACTCGCGGCAGTAGCCCTTGTCATCGTGATGGAATCGTATCTTCAGTTCTTTCTTTTTCATCGGTTTCGGTTTTTGAGGACTGGGTGTCGAACTGCACCTGATGCTCCGGGCACAACTTGACGTAATACTTTCTTTGGGCCTGCCGTCGCTGGTAGCTCTCGTCACTCTCGTCGGGCCTGCGCAGGGTTTGCCCGCAGGCGAAGTGCTCCACGAGCACACATCCGCAGGCGTGGGTGATCTCGATCGACGTACTAAGGGGTTCGATTTTCGCTCCTTCTTTGGGCACGGCGTCGCTTTCGACGAAGCGTACCTTATCCAGTGTCTCCATAACTGTCATATTAAGGTAATGGGATATCGTTGATGCCTATTTCCCGCTGGGAAAAGGTCATTCGGGCGAGCCACTGCTGCGGCACGCCCCGGCGTTCCAGATATTCTTTGCAGACCGCGGGCGAGGAACTGTCGAAGATGATGAATTTCTCCCGCGAATAGGCGAAGGGGATGTCTTCGGCCATAAAGAGGCTGGCAAGACTTTGCGGTGCGTCGCGGATTACCATGACCGGACGCCGGATGGAGCCGCCCGACTGTTTTGCGTTACCTTCCGGAGCTTTGCACTCTGCTCTCCCGTCATACAACTCGCAAGCGCGTTCCACGATACGGTGACGGTTCGAGTCGCTCAGTTCGGCATAGAACCGCTCGGCGGCTCCGTGCAGATCTCGATCGGTGCAGTGGCACCATTTCTCCCAAAAGTGTCTGTGCATGGGGCCGAACACTGTCCGGCACTCCTCCTCGCCCCAGAGATTCCACATGTAGTAGAAATAACTGGAGACGATATTTTCTTTCATACATACTGTCATATCTTTGGATTTTAGAATGTGAATCCCACCCATACGACCCGATCCCCGCGAAGCAGCCACTCGTGGTTCACGTCGTCGAAGCGGTGGGTACTGTACTTTTTCGCTTCGCGGCTGTACTCGCCGCGCACCCACACCGGGGCCGTATCTCTGGGCGTAAGGCGGAAGAACTCGCCCCGCTTGAGGTCTTTGATCGCTGCTGTTTCCATCGTTTCATTCTTCATATCCCCAGTAGCGGGGAATCAGTGTAAAGTCGTTCAGAGCGGTCATCAGGCATGTGAAGCTTAATTGGAGAAGGTGATCGTATCCGATGCTGCCGCTCAGAGCATTCTCGTAGAGGGACATATCCTCACAGCAGATTTCGACATGCGCATCGACCGTGCGCTCCTGCCCGTTTGCATCCGACGCCTTGAACGAAATCTCATGGAACATGTGCCGGCAGGCGACCATTGTCTCGAAGATTCGATCGAAATAGAATGCGTCATCCTTGTCTGTGTTGGTGTCGGGGCAAAGTGCGGGCGATTCGAACGTCAGGAAATTCAGGAACGACATCTCTTCCATGCTGCCATCCCGGCAAACGAACCGATTGCTCCAGCGTGCGCACATGCTGAGGAAATAACCGTTCATGCCATGATGGGATACGCACCACAGCTCGGCATTGCAGAACTGTCGCTGACCTTCTGCGGTCGGCGCCTTCCGGTAGAAGAAATGCCCGTTTTTCCATTTGCGCTTGCCGAACGCCGTGAACGGCTCGACGGAGCCTTTGAAGGTCTCGAACATATATTGCCGCAAGACCCTCGTGTTGATAATCTCCCGTTTGAGCGGGTTGTCCAAATTCCATTGAGTATGACCGCAGAAAACACAGGGATCATCAGACTGTTCCATGGGCATATACCGCCGGCAGCGGTGGCAGAAGGCGTAACGACCGGCGTTGTCATGCGTTTGCCGGAGTATTTCCCGATAACGCTCGTGCGAATATTTTTCGGGTTTGTTCATTGTCGTCATGATTTGTCGGGACTTACGTTCAGTCACAGAAAATGTGTACGAGGCTGTCGCTCGGATCGCTGCCGGTAATCAGGATGTCGAGCGCCGCGACCATCCGCTCTCGCGTCAAATTCCCGGACGAGAGGACCTCTTCGATCTCCTCGGCATTGGCCGCATAGGCTCTGTATTTGCCGGAGAGGATACGGCGCAGGCGTTCCAATCCCGCACGCTCGATCTCCAGCTCCCGGTCGTCATTGCTGCGGGAGGCGATCTCGATGTCGAAGAGGTCGAGCAATCGCATAAAAGCATCTATTTCATCGCTGCACAGGCCGCCGTATTCGAGTTCGACCTTATAGATTTTCGCTACATTGAGTCTTCTGCACATGTTTTTCGTGTTTTCGGTTATAGTTTCATGGGCACTATTAAGCCGTTCTAATAAGGAATAGGCCGTGTTAATCATTCCCGGTTAAAACCGGTATAAAAAAGCACGGCCAAAATCGGTCGTGCTGTGTCGCTCCCCGTCTTCCGGAGATGTCAGGTATGCGTCTGCCAAAGGTTTTCGCGGTCGAACGTCACGGCGCAGGAAAGATCGGGTGTGCCGTGATACAGCAGCCCTCCGTTCATAACGAGCCGCCCGTCGGGACCATAGAGGCTGAAACCGAAGCTGTACGGCGCGAAATCTCCGTAAAGATGTACCGTGCGTCCGTCTCTCTCCCAGCTTTCGAGCCTGTCGAGGCACTCCTGCAGGGACTTGTCGCCGAGCGTTGTAGAATATTCCCGCGCCTCGCGGAGCCGCTCTTCGCATTTGATTATCATAGAGAATGGAGTTTAAGTGATGCAACAAAAAAGCGACCCGCATCGGCGGGCCGCTCTGGTTCGTAAGTTAAGTAAGTATGTCTACCGCTTCCAGCGGAATATTACGGAGTTCTCCTTGCCGCCACGGGTGTAGAGGAAGTCGTGCCGCTCGATGCCGTCGAGGTGCTTCATCGCCGGGTCCTGCATGTGCGTCGTGAGGCTGCCGATCATGTAGTACGCCTCCACCATGCGGGCGATCTTCAGGTTGTCCACGCCGTATTGGTTGCCCGAGGTCATGCCGGGACGCCACTTGTGCGTGATGTAACTGCCGATGACCACCTGCGGGCGGTATCGCTTTACCGCTTCGTGGGCGTCCAGCTCGATGATGTCCGCCGGATAGCGGATCGTGGGCTGCCGCATCAGGTCGTAGTATGCCTTGACGCTGGGCCACGATTGCATCTTGTTGTCGGTCGTGGGTATGCCGAGCGCGCGGCCTATGACGCCCATGCCGGCCCCGATCTCGATGGCGCGCTTTCCGGCGATGATGCCTGCGAGGTATGCGATCAGTTCGGTCGTAGGCATTGTGTAGAGTCCGTACTTGTGCAGGAACATCCGAAGCTGCTCGAAACCGCACTCCTCGACCATTTTCGAGGGTATGGGCCGGATCAGGCCGGACGCCGCACCTGTCAACTCTTCCAGCCGGGAAATGTCTATCTCCGAGGTAATTACACAATTCATTGCTATCAACTTTGTAATTATCTAATTATCAATTAGTTGTAGTAAATATAACCGAACATGCGCTTCCCGCCAAATTTTCCGCCGGGATTTTTCGTTCGTACCTGCCGTTACGGACGCAATTCCGCCGGGAAAACGGCGCGCCGTGCGCCGCGCTTACCGTACCGCGCGAGCCGTGGAATATACCAGCTCGCTGCGCCGTTCGCGCCGGATGCGGGGACGCTTGGCGCGTGCCGCCGAAAGCGAGGGATAGGCGGCGGCAAATTCGCGCTGCCACTGGGCAAGTTTATGTGCGGGGATGCCCAAAAATGCGGGCGTGGAAATCTGATTTTTCATGGTTCTGGATTGATTTACGGTTGTAAAAAAAGGCGCACCGGAAGCCGGTACGCCGCGATTTGCCACGACGCGCCGCCGCACACCGTGGATATTGTATCGTGTAGATTATGCCCTTTGTCCTATGGCCTCTACATGCAAGCCGTGCGAGGGGCTGGGATAGAGGCTCATGGCCAGATTCGCGTTGAACGTGCGGCGGAACCCGTGCTTCTGCGGCTTCTTGCGCGGTCGCTCCTGTCGTCCCTGCTCGAACATTTCCGAGCGGTACGGGCGCACGGTGTTCGGCTCGGGGCGTGTGTCGCGCTTTTTGGGAACGAAGAGCCTGTCCCACGTTTTCTGCCAATTCTCCCACGTAAGGAGTTTTACCCAGCCGTTATGGACGTAGAGGACGACCCCGCGCTTCATGGCCTCGCAGACGACGCGGCCCAAAAGGGCGGAGGGCTTGCGGTAGCGCATGACTTCGGTACGACCGGCGGCGATGGCGACGAAAAACTGCGTTTCGGAGTAGTCAATTTCGGGCATAGTTACCCCGTAAAGCTGGCAATAATTGCCTATGATTTGATGCGGTTTCATGGTTTTGCGGTGTTTGCGGTGCGAAATTCCGCCGGGGAAAATCGCTTCGCGTCCGGGCATAATGCCCCCGCGATTCCGGCGGGAAAATTTTCTTTGCGTATGCGGTTTACCCTATTGCGCATGACGTAACGGGGCATGAAAAACAGACCGCACCCCAAGCGGGGCGCGGTCTGTCTGTCGTGTAGGTCTGTCGGGCCGGTCTATGCGGCGGCGACTGCCGGAGCGGGTTTATCCGTCGCCGGAGCGGTACGGCGTGCGGTCTGTTTCTTTTCGGCCTTTTCGCCCTCTTTGTCGATTGCTTCGGCCTTGTCTTTGATTAGGCTAATATAGGCGCATTGTGCGCGAACGGCCTTTGCGTGCTGGTAAATAGCCGCTTTGCGGTTTTCCGGTTTGCAGGTTACAACGGCGTGCGTTTTCTGGACGCGGAGCGCGGTGCGGTTTAACGGAACCTCCGAAATCAGGGCGTTTGCGATTTTCCCTTCCGAATTGGTGCGGTAAATCGTGTTTCCCGTAAGGAATTGATTAAAGAGTTTGCGCTGCGTTATGTTCGTTTCCGCAAAATCCGTTTCAAGGTCTTTGCAGACGAAAAATTCCGCGACGATGTATTTTAACACGCTTTGAACAATGAAAAGCGGGTCTGTTTTTTCGATCGGGCAAACTTCGATATATCGCACGGTCGTCGATACCTCGCCCGTTTTCGCGTTGGTGCTGACGGTCCGTTTTGCTAATACTACCGTGTTCGGAGCGCAAACGATGTTTTCGATTGCGGTGTTTTTCACAACGTTGATTGCTAACTGTTTCATTTTCTTAAAGTTTTAGATGTTAAACATTTGTTTTTGTTATCGTTTGCAATAGGACATAGTTATCCTATTGACGTTGTTACACGTTTTTTGCGGTTAGCGGGGAAATCAATCCCCGCAAACCTGTATTTTGTCAATCGTTGCAACGCAGGGACGCGGACGGGGCGTGTCAGACACTACCCAAATGCGAGTATAACCCGCATAACGTTCGGTATGCGTTCGCGGTGTTACCCGCGACAAAGCAACTATTTTTCAAAGAGCGAATTTTGTTTCGTGTGTTCGGTCGCGTGCGGCCGAATCTGAAAACAAAGATTAAAGAACGTTTTGCAACTGCTTTTGTTTGCTTGTTGCGTTCGGTGGATAGCTTAAAACCAATTTTTCGGAAAAACAAATGTTTTTGAAAATTTTTCCCGATAGTCCCCCGCTTTCAGCCCTTTTTCCCAGAAGAACGCACGCACGCGCGAGGAAGGAATATTAAACAATTGATAATCAATGCAAAGAGAAAAAGTGAAAATTTTTTTATCTTTTTGTTTTTAGGCTATTTATCCGAATCCTTATTGATTTCAAATCGTAACTATCAATATAAAATCGCATATCTACATGATAATAAAGCAAATAGCTAATATTTTCTTTCTACATTCAGGGCCTTGAAACTCGGTTTTTTGTCGTTTTCTGTTTCAATTTGTCGGCAAGGGAACTAAAATTTTCACTTTTCTACAAAGTGAAAATGCACAAACCATTGATTATTAGCGATATAAATAAAATAAAAAGACGGGGGTGGGTGTGCCCGCAGGTGCGTATTCCATACGCTTCCTCGGCCCGAATTTTCGAATCCGAACTCCTCGGACTTGCCATTTTTCACGGAGCGGAGCCTTCGCGGCAGTGGGTCGTAAACTCCGAAGCGGCGATTTTCCCGCTTGCTGTTTTTCGAGGAACCGGTGCTTTTTGTCGAAAGGGCGTCCCGGAAGAAAAATGCTGATAGGAAACCGGACGCTCAAAGGAGCGTTTCTCGGGTTACTATAAAGGGGTAAAAACCTTTTGCGAATACTTCTCAGGCCACTTTCCGGAATCGTGGCATGGGAGTCCTGCAAAGTTTTCGCGGCATGGAATGATGATAGCAAACGGTGTGAAAATGCAGCTTTGGGGTCGGAGAGGTTTTTTGTCGTTTTTCGCAGGCACGGTCCCTCGGTATGAGAAAAAGCGGAAACAGTGACCGAAACTCCGGGAAATCACGTATATTTGCCTTCACCCGTTCCGATTTTTAACGCGGGGATAATGTATGAGTAAAAGCAGGGAACATATCAGGCGTTTCTTATCGACGGTACGGCCGGCCACGGAAAAGGACGAGTGCCTGATCCGTGTGTTTTTCAACAAGCGTAAGATTAAGGTGCCGGTCCGGCGTAGCGACTGCGAGACACAGGGGGCGATTACCTACGAACAGCTCGAGTCGTGGTACAAAGCCTCGCGGCCTACGGTCGGCGATGTGATTCGCTGCACGAAGCGGGACTGCATCTGTCTTGTCACGCGCGAGATGTGGGACTCGTTTATCGTAGGGGCGACGCTCTCTCCGGGCGGGGAGCTTGCCTTCGAGGAGCGCCGTTTTTACGATGCGGACTGGCAGACGCCGTTCGAAGGGGACGAGATAGCTCTTCAGAAGGCTCTCTCGGCGCACGGCTGCGACTGGAACCCCATTTCGGGACGTATCGAACAGCGCAAGGTTCCCTCCCTGCCGCGTTTCGTGCGCCTGATGGTCATGGGGCGCCAGGTGGGGCTGGGCGTATTTCGAGGTATCCTCGCTGACAATACGCTGGAGATGTACTGCGTGAAGATGGGTTCGGGCAAAATCCGCTATGGAAGCGATCTCAGGCTGGGCGACGCGGACTGTTTCAGTTTTTTCGACGCCTACGAGGAGCACCGTGCGATTCTGCATGAGGAGCTGGGCGAGGAGGGTTATGTCTGGAACTCCAAACGCCGGCGCATCGAGAAGAATACGGCCCGAGCCAAACTGGGCGAGACATACTACTGGATCAACAGCTACCTGATGATCAAGCAGTCGGTGGAGACGGACTCGCAGAGCGACAGGCTCCATTCCCGGCGCGGGAACTACTTTCTGCAATACAAGGTCGCCGAGCGCGCCCGCAACCGGATGCTCGACGTATGCAAGGAGGAGATGCTCGCGGAGGATAACTGCTGAATCCCGATGGCTCCACCGGCTTCGGAACACCTTCGCAAGGGCCGTTTTCCCGGCTGATATTCGATTTTCTGTCTTTGTCCGATATTCGGGGTTCCGGAATGCCGAAACGTTCCGAAAAAGGCCGAAAATCGAGACGCTTCATTTCCCCGCCACCTTTCCACTTGCCGCTACGCTCCCTTTCGGTACTTTCAGGAACAGGGCCCTCTTTTCCGGTACTGTTACGGTCTCTTTCCGAATCTTCCGGTAACTTTATCGTACCGTTCCCTTCGTTATACAGAGCCTTTACGGTACTTGTCATTTCCCTTATCAGAACAAAATATGCGAGAAAAAAACCGTCAGGTTTTTTTCCATATCAACCGCCTCTTTTTGGATACTTTTTCTGGCGTGACAGAAAAAGTATCTCTCGAATAAACCTTTTCGGAAACGGTTTGCTATTATTATATAGTTATATAAATATATAATATAACTATCTATATATAAATAATATATATATTATAATAACCATCTCTTCTTCCCTTTCAGGCCACTTCCATTTTCAGCGAAGGAACTCCCTCCAGCCCTCAAAAAACATATCCTGTTCCGTTTTCCGTTGCGGTCCGCCGGGCGGTGCGGGCAAAACGAAAGGGGGCCGCATTTTCGTTGCGGCCCCTTCGGGTTTCGGTATTCGGGCCAAGAGCCCGCCCCGTCAGAGTTTCAGAGAGTCTATCTCCTCGTCGGAGATCTCAGGGATGCTTTTGCCCAGCTTCGTACAGTGGAAGTCGAAGAAGGCGATGAGCCGTTCGGGACTGCGCGTGGTGCGTACGATGCGCTCCAGACGTTTGTACGCCTGCCGGTCGATGCGGTAGCGGACCCTGTTGCGGCTGCTCTCCTCGGCTTTTACGATCAGCCCGAGGCGGCAGAGCGAGCGTGCGCAGCGGTCGAAGGTGTATTCGCGCAGGCCCATGCGGCGCATGTATTGCGCCCGCGTGAAGTTCACGTCGCAGCCCCGGCCCTGCATGTACTCGATTTCGAGCATGTGCTTGAGAAAACGTTCCTCTTCGGGCGAGAGCAGGTAGGAAATGCCCGGCTGTGCCACGCCGCAGGGATTGGCGCGGTAGGCCGTTTTCGGTTCAATCTTTGTGGTCCTTTTCATGGTCATTGTTGTCTTCGACGTAGAAGAAATGCTGGCGTCCGTCGATCACGGGTTTATAGACGCGGTAACCGAGTCTGCGGGCATAGCGTCCGACGCTTACCCGGTTGGCTACGCGGTAGGTGTTCTCCTCCATGTGGCGGGCCATCTCTTCGAATGTCATTTTGGGTTTGAGTTCCATGCGAATCGTGTTTTTTAATAAGACTCAATCGTGTCCATGAAGGATAGAGCCTTCTTAGTTCGTATGGTTACGATCGGCTCCCACGGGGTTCTTTTCGAGGCTCTCCATGCAGAATCGTACGGTATCCAGATTCGCCGGATCGGCCCATGCGGAGACGATGCGCAAGGTGACCAACTTGCGGATATCCCCGTCGAGGAGCTCCCCGAATGCCGCGTATATGCGTCCCTGCGCGGGCACGAGCCCCTGCGGGCGCAGCAGGCACTCTCCGCGCCGGTTCATCACGCATGTTCCGTCCGCGCGTCGTAGCTGCGCCATGGGCAGGCGGTGCTCGCGGATGCCCTTTTCGTCCTTGTCGTGCTCTATGCCTACGACCAGTCCGCGGCAGAGCATACCGCCGTAGCCGGCGCGGATCAGCCGCGCGATGTCGCCCGGGGTCCCCAAGCAGGGCGCCTCGCGGCACAGCTCGGGGTTCTCGGCGGCTGCGGCACCCCGCGCCAACAGGTGAAGGATGCGTTCGATCTTGTCTTTCTCCATTGTCGTTTTTCTGTTTTGCTGTCGTTCTATCCGGGGAACTGTCCGCCGAAGAGGTAGCTGTTGCGCTGGCGCCACAGGGAGAGGATGTACTCGCGCCCTTCGGGCGTCCATGCCTCGATCTTGTATCGGTTCAGATAGTTGGTCTTACGGTTGAACCACTCGTAGAGGTGTATGCCTCGCAGATGACGGTAGGGAGCTGCCGCCTGCCATTTGTCCTGCACGCGTTCTTGCAGTCCCTCTTCCATCAGGAACAGGTTCAGCCGCACGGCGCTTATGCCCAGCTCGGCGGCGATCATCGAGGAGGTAAACCACTCGCGGTCCTCGACGGTAAGCTTGTAGTGCCGTAGTTTGTGGCGATTGCGGCGTATGAACTCTTTCTGACGGCGGATCGTGTCGTGCTGGTCCTCGATTACCGTGAGGGCCTCCTCGTAGGTCGCCGGCGCAGGCAGCAGCAGGTCCTCCGAGCAGAACTCCGCGCCGGGTTCCAGCTCCGGAGGTGGCGCCTGCGGGGGCTCCTCCTGCAGCTCCACATGTCCGTCGCGCAGCAGATGCACGAGCTTCTTGCTGCACCACGCCGCGAAGGCCGGCGAAAGCCACTGCGCGAACTGCGTCCAGAGGTGTATTTCCAGCCAGGTAGCCCCGTGGGGCCCGCGCGTGGTAACGACCTGACTTGCGAGGTCGGTCGAGATGCCGTCCTCGACCAGCGCCTCACGCAGACGCACCGTCTCGATGAGCTTGAGCCATACCGCGGGCCTTCGGTCGAAAGGCCGCGCCATCTCGGTAGCGTTGACCATGTAGCGGCCGTCCTCGAGACGTACCGAGAAGCGGTTGCCGACATATTCCAGCTCGATGGTCTCGACGCCGGAGGTGCCGGATGCAGGCTGCGCGTGCATCTCGACCCCTGTCGTGCGCAGGCGTTGCAGCGCCTCCAGCACCTCGCGGCCCCGGGTGCGCAGCAGTTTGCCTGAAGAGCTCATCCACTTTACGAACTCCACGGCTTCGGGAAAATCGGCATAGAGCTCTTCGGGGTGTTCCGGGTCCATGATCGCGAGCGAGGGGCAGCGCCTCTGCGCCGTACCGTCCCGCATGAGGATGCTGCGCCGCATGGCCCCGCAGAGATCGTTGACGCAGACCCTGCCGATCTGTCCGCAATCCGTTCTGCTGATTTTGAGTGTCCCCCGCAGAAAGGGGATTTGTACGATGTCATTCATCTTTGTCGTCGTTTTTATGGTTTCGTCTTTTCTCTGCGCTGAGCCGCCGGCGCGACATCTCCTTGGGGTCGTGGTAACGGCGTACCTCGTCGCACATGCGGTCGTACTCTTCGATACGCAGGCGCCCGAAATCCAGCTGCGGCACGATTTCGACCTTGTCGAGGTTGTAGTAGCGGAAATAATGGCCGTAGCAGGAGATGTGGTGCCCCAAACAGCACAACGAGATCGACTGGGCGGGAATGTTCATGTCCATGGAGGCGGTGTTCAGCGACATGTACATCGAGGTCAGCACGCGTCTTCGGTTGAATACGAGTACGATCTTGGCTGCCTGAAATGTGTTGTTGCCGGTCATATCCTCTTCTCTGGTTTATTCCCGCACCCGGCAATCGTCCCGGATCGAAGCCTCCGAGGACGGCAAAACGGTCGTTGGGGTGTGTTTCATGTTACAGTTTCCGTTGTAGATTTTCCCGCAAATATATGTTTTTAGTTTCTGTCAAAAAATAAAATCAAATATTTTTTTGCAGATATTTTTTGTTTATAAATGCCTAAACAAAAGGTATTTATATTAAAATAAAAAATCGGAATATGGTAATTTTACTATCAACATACGCCCGCCGTATTTCGGCTCGTTGAACTGTCTTTTTCCCGGCGGCGCCTTTCAGCATTCGACATCCCCCTTTAACCTCTTTGGGCACCGTTTTCCTACCCTTTGGAAAAGCGTGAAAAATGGCTGAAAAAAATTTCGACGGCACGTTCGACCACGAGCTTCTGGAGTCGGTTTTCCGCACCAGCAAGAAGGTCATTCAGGAGTACGTCCGCGAGATCGACCGTACGAACCGCTACCGCTCGGTGCGCTCGTCGGTGGTTGCGGGGACGGTACTGGACGACCGCGGGCCCCTGATCGACCTCTACGAAGCGTGCCTGCAGCAGGACGCCCATATCCGGGCCGTGCTGGAGACACTCGTGAGCCAGATTCTCGGGGACCGTTACATGCTGGCGCGCCAGAACGAGAAGGGCAAGTACATCAAGGATGTGGAACAGACGCGCAAGGTGCAAGGTTCGCAGTTCGACAAGATCATCCGCGGCATCGTCGAGGCGAAGCTCTACGGTTACACGCTGCTGGAGATCATGCCCGGTACGGACCTCCGCACGGGACGCCTTCGGGAGGTGAACATCATCGAGCGTCGCAACGTACTGCCGGACCAGTGCCGCGTAGTGAAGCGTCAGGGCATGTGGTCGCCCGGCTGGGACCTCACGCAGAAAGCCTACCGTCGCAACTACATTCTCGTCAACACGGGCGATCTGGGACTCTTCTCGGCCACGACGCCGCTGATTCTGGCCAAGAAGTTCACGGTAGCTAACTATGTGAATTTCAGCTCGACCTATGGTCAGCCGATCATCCACGGCAAGACCGTATCGGAGAGCAATGCCGACCGCAAGCGCCTTGCCAGCGAGATCGTCAATGCCGCACAGAACAAGGTCATCGTCACGGGACTCGACGACGAGATAGACATCAAGACCTTCACGATGTCCAACTCGGAGAAGATCTACACGGGGCTCATCGACTTCGTGAACAAAGAGGTCTCGAACATGATCCTCGGCTCGGAATCGATGGCCGGGGCCACGCAGTCCTATGTGGGTTCCACGAAAGCGCATCAGGACATCTTCCGCGAGAGGATCGAGGTCTACCGCCGTTTCATAGAGAACGTGATGAACGAGCAGGTGCTGCCCTGTCTGGTGGACATGGGCTACCTGCCCGACGGTCTGGAGTTCAAATACAGCAACCGTATCGAGATGAACAACGAAGACCGCATCAAGCTCTACGGTCTTCTGACGGACAAGTACGAGATCGCCCCGGACGAGGTGGAGAAGGAGTTCGGCATTCATGTGGGCCGCCAGCTCAACGTTCTGCAGCTCACGGCGGGCTTCGGCGGCATGGGCGCCGGTTCCGGGCATGGGCGCGTGAGCACCAACGACCGTCATATCATGTCCGATGAAGAGTATTTCAAACGTTACGGCCACGGCCGGGGTGCCCGCGAGGTGGTAAATTTTATCCGGGGAGCGAGATGATGGCCGCAGCTACGCTCCCGGCGCCTTCGGCGGCATCCCCCGAGCGGGAGGAGCGGGAATACTTCCTGCTCTACGACGCTTTCGTGCGCCTGCTGGACTGCTGGACGGACAGCGCGGCGCGGCATTCGGCTCTCGAAATGCTCGTCGAGATGCGCGCCGGAACGCTTATCGGGCGGCTTCTCGACGGGCTGGGCCTCGACCTGGAACAGGCATTGGAGGTCTTGAAGCGCCGGGACGACTTCCCTACGCAGCAGGAGCGCGAACGGCGCGACATCCTTGCGGCAGGGATCGAGAACATGATCGACTTCGCCGCGGCCGAGGAGTACGCCATGAGCTGCGAGCTGCCCGAAGAGGTGACGGAGGATGACTATGAACTCTGCGATGCGGTCTTCGAGCGCTACAACGGCCACCGCGCCGTACAGGAGAACCTCGACGTGGAGTATGCCGCCGCGATGGCCGCATGGTGGATGACCGTCGGGGCGGAGCAGGTCCTGACCTTCACCACGCAGGGCGACGAGCGGGTGCGGCCGTGGCATGCGGCGCTCGAAGGCGTAAGCTACCCGAAGTCGTCGTTTCCCGCGGAACTCATACCGCCCATAGAGTACGGCTGCCGCTGCTTCCTCACACCGGAGGGCCCGGGCGCCGTGGCCGGGGCGCTGGAACTCGCCGAAGGCGTGCGGGTCGATCCCGTCTTCCGGGAGAGCCTCTGCCGCGCGGGCCGTATCTTCTCCGCGGCACATCCTTACTTTCGCCATACGCTGCCGCAGGCCCTGCAACAGCGTACGGAGGCTATTAAACGACAATTCTATCTGTAATGGACATAACGCTCGATCAATTCTGCAAGCAGTGGCTCCGGCTGGGTCCCGCGGCTGCCACGGTAAGTCATTTCGACCGTCAGATTTTCGGTTTCCGGGACATTGCGGGTCGTTTTTCGAAGGACCGCTTCGAAGAATCGTTCCGTCAGGGCGCCTTCTACGGCTCGGGACGTCCGTGGCCCGCCCGCACCTCGCGCTGGGGAGTGCGCCGCACGCATCCCGTGCTCCGGCACACGGGGCTGCTGGCCGGGAGTATCGACGGCACGCCGTACAGCTACAACCGGAGCGTGAAGCCCGCCCCCGGGCGTAAGGCCGCCTTCAGACGCCGGATAACCTATGTACTCACGGCGGCGCCCGAGAGCGTGGCCATGAAGGGACATCGCGGAGTGCGCCATACGGGCCCCACGACCTATGCCGCCGTACATAACGCCCCCACGGGAACCTACTGGTCCAACCAGTACCGCAAGAGCCGTTCCGTGCAGCGGCAGTTCATGGGTCCCAATCCCCGTCTCACGGCCGAGATCGCACGCTACTACGCATACATCTTCAACGGACTGCCCGGCATCCCCAATGCTCCTACGCCATGATCAAGGAGAAGAACGACACACAGAAGACGCCGGAGGCCACGCAAGCGCGGCCTCCGGTATCATTGCCCGAAGAGGTGCGGCAGAACGCCCTCACTCAGATGTACCTCGCCGTGCGGCGTGCGCTGTTCACGATCCGCGAGCGGGAGGACGATCCGCAGAGCCCGCCCTTTTTCAAAACCGTGGTCATCGACAACGGGCAGTTCGAGCGCATCGTGCTCGACGGGAACATGGAGGCCGAGGTGGCTTTCCCTGCCGTATTCATCCACTATACCAACGTCCGCTATCTGGTTCAGCAGCAGCGCATCGGCGAGGGCCGCGCCACGATGCGCGTGCGCTTTATCCTCAATACGCTGAACAACTCCGATCCGGAGCGCGAGTGCGATCCCTTCCACGTCTTCCAGCGGGTCAATCAGGCCATTCAGGACGCCAAGAACCATGAGCCGGCGCTCAACGAGCGGTGCCAGCTTCTCTATTTCGATATGCCTACGTCGAGTAATATGCTGCAGGCGTACTGGGTGGACTATGAGGTATGGTTCCGCGAGACCTCGGCGTGGAAGTATCGCGATTGGGTGGAGCGTTATCTCGTTATGCCGCCCTTTACGGACCATAGCGACGCCCCGCAGCACGACACCGCGGGACACGGACGCCATCCGCATCCCACGGACCGCGAGGCCATACGCATACAGCCCTCGATGGAGATGTCGGATACGGACGAAAAAGAAGAGAGCGACGGAACCTGATCCGTCGCTCTCGTTCATTCTATGCGTATCGCCCGGCCCGGGTCGAAGGTGCGGTGTTCGCCATTGCCGACGTATCCCAGTTGGTTCGACAGACACTGTGTGCGCCCGATTCTCCGATCGATATTTCGGTGCGAATGCCCGTATATCCAATATTCGATGGGGTTTGCTTCAATGAAGCCGTGCAGATCCGTGACAAATGCGCCGTTGAGCGGACTGCCCAGAAACTCCGGGGCCAGCAGCTCGAAGCTGGGAAGGTGGTGTGTGACGACGACGATATGCGCCGCAGTGCTGGTGTGGATGGCATCGTGCAGGAAATGGAAGCAGCGGAAATGCTCCTCGTTGAAGCGCACCCAGTCCAGCGGCTTACTGCCGCAACGGATGAGGCGGAAGTCGTTGACGGCGGCCTGTGTCGCCATGGCCCGCTCGATGCTGATCGTCGACCACATGGGCGAGAGGATCAGCTCCGTATCCCCGAACGTCAGGCGGTCGTTGTAGTGGCATGTTACGTTCGGCCGGATCTGGAGCCGCCAGCCCTTGTGCATGGAGTCCAGATCGAAGCCGCCGTAGAACTCGTGGTTGCCGGGGATGATGACCACCTGTTCATAGTGGTCCGCAGCCCAGTCCCAAAACGGATGCTTCGCGTACTCCTTGCCCAGATGAGCAATGTCTCCGGCAAGAACGAGTATGTCGCCCGCGACCTGCAGCGGGTGCTGTGCGAGATAGTCGGAGTTTTTCAGGAACTCCAAATGCAGGTCGGAGGCGTATTGGATATGCAGAGCCATGACTAAAGTTAATGTACGAATGAGAAAATCACAGTTTGCGTAACAACCATTTCCATATCGGCCATACCTCCACTTCCAAGCTTTTTTCGGAAATGGTCCGTTCTTCATCGTAAGTTACGATAACGGCCTTTCGTACAGGGAATGTTTCGGAGAGTTTACGCAGCGCCCTCATTTCACGTTCACAAGTCAGCGGGTCATCGATGCTGTACGACACTTGCACGGCCAAACCCTCGTGCGGCACGTAGAAATCGACCTCGCCCCCTTTATTGTAGAAATAGACACTTTCTTCCTCTCGTTTGCGGTAACGTTCGACAAGATCGATGGCTACGAGATTTTCCAACAGTTTGGGTTCTGCATCCAGCAGAAAATTGTTGAGCAACCCGTTGTCATAGTAATAACGCTTGCGGCTGGAAGCTCTCTCTGCCACCGAATCCGTAAAGTTCGGAAGTCCGAAAGTCAGGTAAGCATCATCCATGTATTTAAGATAGTCGGAAAGCGTATTGCGGCTGATGTTGCTTCCGGAAGATTTGACGATATGCAGCAAGCGGGTTTGCGTAGTCGGCTGCATGACGCTTTCGGCCAGTTTCTTCGCCAATAGCCGTATGGCACTCCCGTTACGAATCTCATTGCGCGCAACGATGTCTCCCAAAAGAATTTTCTGGTAAAGTGAATTGATCCATTCTCGTTTGTCTTTCAGGGCGAATGTCTCGGCAAATCCTCCGAAATAGAAATAGGCGCTGAACATCCGGACGACCTGCAGCCGCATTTGCGGATCGAATTCCCAGTTTTTATCCGGCACTATCCCATGATAGGTCAGGTATTCGGAAAACGAGAAAGGAAAGATCTCCCGTACGATATAACGTCCTCCCAGAGTCGTAGCGATATCCTGACTAAGCATTCTTGCGTTGCTGCCGGTTATGAACACTCTGTATTTGGAGTCGGCAAGCCTCCGGGCAAATTTTTCCCAGCCTGTGATGTTCTGTATTTCGTCAAGATAAATCAATGGTTTGCGCGAGCCGTACATTTCGGCATAGCATTCCAGAAGCATCCCCAGTTCAGCGGCCTCGATCGTTGCGATACGCTCATCCTCGAAATTGATATAGAGACAGTCTTCGATCGTTGCGTGTCCCTCACGGATCAATCGCTGTATATCCTGATACATCTGGTATGATTTCCCGGCGCGACGTATGCCCACCAGAACGTACGACACATTGTGTTCGAATGCGATCGGCCGCTCGATCAGTTCCAGATGCGCTATTTCCTGCTGACGCTCGGCGATAATCGCCTTGATAATTCGTTTTTCCATGTCAACCGCATTTATACATCGCAAAGATACGTAAAATATGCTCAATATATATTACAAAATAGTCGAAATTTTGCCCTGTATAGCTTTTAATCCACACAAAACATGGGATCGAATCCCTCGTAGCCTCGTGATCGCTGGGGAGACCATATCTTATTCATAGTGGTCCGCAGCCCAATCTCAGAAAGAATGCTTGGCATATTCTTTCTGAGACAGGTAACGTCACCGGTCGGACCCTGCGACCTGCAGCGGGCGCTGTGCGAGATAGTCGGAGTTTTTCAGGAACTCCACATGCAGGTCGGAGGCGTATTGGATGCGTATCATCTCAAAACGGTTTATAGCAGGAACTCATCCATGTTGTCCGGGTTTACCACACGGAACTCACTTCCCGGATATTTGTCCGCAAAGGTCTTCGGAAGTTTCGCCCGCTCTTTGGGGTTCCATTTGAACTCATAAGCCTCCAGCTGTCCGTCGCTCTCTTCGATATAATCGATCTCGCGCTGATCCGTCGTGCGCCAAAACCATGAATTGTTCCACAGCCTGTCGTATGCGAGTTTTTTTCGTCGTTCCGATACGATGAAATTTTCCCAAAGCGCTCCTATATCGGTACGTGTCTCGATTTGTGAAAAATTGGCGATGAGGGCATTGCGGATACCATTGTCATAGAAATAGATCTTGCGGCTGTTTTTGAGCTCGTTTCTCAAATTGCGGCTGAACGATCCCAGCCGGAAGATGACAAACGTCTGCTCCAACAGGTTGACGTATTTCTCTACAGTTTTGGAATCCAGAGAACATAATTTACCCAACTCGTTGTAAGAGACTTCCTGCCCGACCTGAAAGGCGATCGCCTGAAGAAGCGTAAGCAGTTTGTCGGGCTTCTTGATCTGTTCCCACATCAGAATATCTTTATACAGATAACTGTCCGAAAGCTGTTTAAGTATCTCCTTTTCCTCACCTTGATGGGTTACAACGTCAGGATAATAGCCGTATATCAGACGATGCGGCAACAGTCGTTTCTCGTCCAACAGGCCGTGATGGGCGACCATTTCGGCGAAGGAGAGCGGGTGCATTCGGTATTCCCATTTACGGCCGGTCAAAGGTTCGTTGACCTTGTTGGCCAAATCGAACGATGAGCTGCCTGTCGCGATAAGTTGCACCGACGGCATCTGGTCCGTAATGAGCTTCAAACGCAGTCCGATATCCTCGATACGCTGGGCTTCGTCTATGACGACGGTCTTCTTGTTTCCGATGATCGCTTTAAGGCGTGTGGACGAAATGTTCTCGAACATCTGCCTGACATCGAGTTCGTCTCCATTGAGAAACAGGACCTCGCTGTTGTTCGGGAAAAGATTGTGTAGCAAGGTCGTCTTTCCGACTTGCCTCGGTCCCATGAGGATAATGGCTTTCCCACTCCCCAACTTGGATTTTATGACTTCTGTAAGTATCCGCTGGATCATTTCAATAGGTTATTAAAGTTGTTGTTGCCGATTATATTACGCTGCAAATATAGAAATTTTCGGATTAAAATCCATAAAAAATGCCATATTTTCGGAATACAATCCGAAAATATGGAGAAATAGCTCCTCTTAAACCCTTTCTTCCTCGAAGCTCTATCCTTTCCAAAAGGCAAGGATGGACATTACCCATTTCAGACATATCGTAGGCGACGTTGGAACGTATCCTGAGTTGCCATTGTGCATCCCGTCGAGGTCGAAGCCGCCGGGAATGACGGCCACCTGTTCGTAATGATCCGACGCCCAATCCCAGAAGGGGTGCTTCGTGCACTCCTTGCTGCCGAGATAATGGCTGTCTCCGGCCACGACGAGCACATCGCCCGCAACCTCCACGGGATGCTCCTTCAGGTAGCGCGTGTTCTCGGCGAGTTCCAGATGCAGATCCGAGACGTATTGGAGGCGTAGCATGGCTCGAAACGTCTAATAAAGCAACCCGAACATCCAGAGCGGAATCTTGTTTCCGAAGCCGAATTCAATATCGTCGGCAACGATATATGAATTTTCGACTCCCTGAATCTGCTTATTGGTTTTTCTTTTTCCGCCGATTTCAAGCGTATATTTTCTGTCCACCAATACATCGCCCCGGTCGATATAGTTTACCGTATGCTTGTATTTGAGCTGATTGATGACGAACGTTTCGCGCATGTTGCCCATATCGGTATTGTCCGGTGCCAGAGCATAGGCCATATTGGTATTGTCCAAATAGATCTTATCCGGTTTCTGGAGCAGGGAAATACCGTCGTTCTCCTTGTAAATGGTACTCAGCAGTCGCGCCTCAGCCAAATAGTACAGGTATGCGATTAGCGTCTGGCGCGATATGCCTATCCGCTCGCTGAGCTTATTGACATTGGGAATGAAAGGTGCGGACGACGCCACGATCTGTAACAACTGCCTTATCTTTTGCACATAGGCGATATCCATTCTGCGGAGCAGCGGCAACTCGATCTCCAGAATCATATTGACCACCTCTTCGAGCCGGGAATAATACTGCTTCGGGGTTTCCAAATAGAACGGGTAATAACCGTTACGCAGGTAGTCTGCAAAATATTTCAGCGGCTTGGTACGGGCAAGCACTTCGCGTGAGATCGCCGTGTGGTCGTTCAGGACTGCCTCCAGTGTTACCTTCTCCAACTCCGTCTTATGGTACATACCCATATATTCCCGGAAAGAAAGACCCTGCATTTCATAGACGATGGCGCGGCGCGAGAGGTCGGCACGGGCATTCAGTATCTCCAACAGCGAGGAACCCGTGAAGACGATTTGCAACTGCGGGAAATCGTCATAGAGGTTCTTTATCTCCTGCGACCACGAAGGGTACTTATGCACTTCATCGAGAAAAAGATGACATCCTCCCCGTTTGACGAATTGGTCTGCCAGGTCGTAAAGTCTGTGACTGGAAAACCATATATTGTCCAAATTGACGTACAACGCCTCTTCGGAATCTCCGTAATGGGTCTTGACATACTGAAGTATCAAAGTGGTCTTGCCCACGCCCCGTGCCCCTTTGATACCTATAAGCCTTGAACTCCAGTCGATCTCCGAGGCCAAGGAACGAATGAAATCGGTCTGGACGAATGATAAACGCTGTAAATACCTTTCACGTAATGATTCCATGCTTATTCTGTTAAATTAACTTTGCAAATATACATATTTTCTGTTAAGCGTGGTTAACATTTGCTGTCTATTTTTGCAAAGTCGGATTTCAATCCATATAAAATGCCGTTATCTTCGGAATACAACCCGAAAATGATTCCTCTTAAACCCTTTCTTCCTCGAAGCTCTATCCTTCCCAAAAGGCAAGGATGGACATTACCCATTTCAGACATATCGTAGGCGACGTTCGTGCCGGAGAGGCCGCGACGTTGCGCTTCTACGGCAAAATTACCGAGGATACGGCTGCGCGCTTCAACGAGGAATTCGACTATGCGGAGAGCTGTTCCCCGTCTCTGATCCGCGTTTTGATCAACTCCGAGGGCGGCTCGGTGCTGCACGGCATGAGCGTCTATTCCACGATCCGCAACTCCCGCATACCTACCGAGTGCGTGAACGAAGGCATGGCCGCGTCGATGGGTTCGGTGCTCTGGGCCGCGGGCGTCCGCTCGCTGATGCGCGACTATGCGATCCTGATGATCCACAACCCCTTCCTGCCCTCGGGAGGAGATGAACGCTCCGGCGACATGGTCGCAGCTTTCACGCGCCAGATCCGCACTGTTTACCGCAAGCGCTTCGGCCTTACCGAAGAGCACGTCGCCTCGATCATGGACGGCAAGGCCGGTCGGGACGGCACCTACTTCGATGCCGAGAGTGCTGTTGCCGCGGGCATCATTCCGCATGAGAATATTCTGGAGACTTCGCCCCAACTGCGCGAGCGGGTTCGTACGGAGCTCTCGGCGCTGGAAGATGCGGGCGCCATCCGCTCGATGATGGAGAGCATCAGCGCCGAGGCGGAGGGTTTCAAACTTTCCGGCTCCGGGGAACCTACTCTTAATCGAAACACACAAAAACACGATACGATGAGTAACGAAAGCAAAACCTCGCCCGAATACTCCGCCGTAGCGGCAACCCTCGGCCTGAAGGACGACTGTCAGCCCAAGGACGTGATGGCCCGCATCTCGGAGTTGATCTCCATGGAGGCCAAATTCCGCGAAAAGGAAAAGGAGCTGAGCGATGCGAAGACCGTCATGGCTGGCAAGGACGCCACGATCCAGAATCTGCAAACCAATGTTGCGGAGCTCACCGCCTCGCTCAAGACCTATCAGGACCGTGAAGCGCAGTTGAAAGCCGAGCGCATCGAGGCGATGCTCGCAAAGGCCGCGGGTAAGATCCCTGCGGACGACATTCCCAAGTGGCGCCAGTTGGCCGAGGAGAACCCCGATCTGGTGGAGAGCACACTGGAGAGCATCCCTGCCGTGGAGCAGATCTCGCGTGAGATCGCCTCCGATCCGGCCGCCGTGCAGGCTGCCGCCGAGGGTGCCCGAAGCGCCGAGGCGAAGATGGCCGAGCGCATCGAGGCCGTCGTGGGCAAGGACTTCGCCTTCCGCAAAATAGAATAGGCTCCGGCCCATATCCCGATCAAGCAGATGCGGGCGATGCCCGCGGATCAGACGTAAGTGGCTATTACGACTGTACATATCAAGCCTGAAAAAACCTAAAACCCAATCTGCAAAACGATAATGGCTGATACGGCAACATTCTTACAGAACGGCTACAACGGCGAGGTCTTAGAGGACCTTCTGACCTATACCGCGCAGGGCAACGACACCTACCGGGAAGGGCTGATCCACATCAAGAGCGGCATCCAGCACAAATATACGCTGCCCTCGATCCACCTGGGCGACGTCATTCAAGACAACGTTCCCACGCCGCAGAGCACGCACGGGGCCAAGGGCGCCGACGGCTTCAACGAGTACCAGTTCACCGAACGCTACCTCGAACCGCAGGACTTCATGGTTTACCTCGAGTTCAACCCGCGCGACTTCGAGTCCTACTGGCGCTTTGCGCAGCCTACGGGCAACCTTGTTTTCCGCGAACTGGACCCCAAACTGCAGGCCACGATGCTGCGCCTTCTGATGGACAAGAAGAACGAGTACATCGGCAGCGCCATCTGGACCTCGGCCAAGGGCGGCACGGCCGCGGCCGGCATTACGGCTCCCGAGGGCTGTACGCCCATCGGCGGCGGCAAGGAGAAATACTTCGACGGAGCCATCAAGCGCATTCTGGACAACATCCACGCCACGGACCCCGAAACCGTGGCCGGCGGGCAGTGCATCCTCTCGGGCAATACGGAGCTTGCGGACGGCGCTGCCATCGAGGCTGCCCTCTACGCCATGTGGACCAAATGTCCGAAGCAGATCCGCCGCAAGAGTGGCCTCTGCTTCGTGATGAGCTGGGACATGTGGGATCTCTACGACCGCTACCTCACGGACAAGATGGTCAAGTATTCCGAGAACACGGAGGTCAACCGCTACCGTTTCAAGGGCAAGCGCATCATCCCCATCGCTGGCATCCCGGAGCATACGATCGTCTTGGGCAACTTCACCACGGGCGTCGACTCGAACCTGTGGCTCGGCGTGGACTACGCCAACGACACCGAGGTTTTGAAGGTAGACCGCCTGCAGTCCAACTCGGAACTCTTCTTCTTCCAAATGAGAATGAAGATGGACGTGAACATCGTCAAACCCGCCGAGATCGTCGTACACACGGCCTACAAGAAGGCATAGCATTTCATAGCGCACCCGACCGCAGGGGAGGCGGGGTCCGAACTTCCGCTTCCCCCTTTTTTCAATCGTACAACTATGGCAAAGAAAATCATTACCGATACCGCTCCTGCGGCTCCGATGGCTGCGGAAGCGATGTCCGCCCCGACAGTCGCAGGAGCCTCTGCCAGCGATGGCGATACGGAAGAAGGCGCAGAGAACGGAACTGCTTCCGGTACGGGTCAGGACTCCGGGGAACCGGAGCCTCCCGTCTCGGAAGAGGGAACGCAACCTTCGGCTCCGACGCCCGATTATGCCGATCGCCTGCTGAAGATATATCCCGCCTACGGGCAGCTTTATATCGACCGTCTGGGCGGCACCTATACCGCAGATGCGCCGCCCGTGTTCCGCACGAACACCACGCTCTACACCAACCCGTACCACAAAGACTAAAAAAACTACCCGATGGCATTAGGAAACGTATTCATCAAAGACGTCGACGGCAACATCCCTTACCAGTCGCCCTCCGATCAGGAGCGTGTCACGGGTTTGCTCTTCGACGTATCGCTCCAGCCGGAACTCTTTACGGGCGGCTACGGCAAAATCAACGAGAACAAGCTCAAGCTGAATGATGTGGTGTACATTACCAGCCGCAAGTCGTCCGTAAACGATTTCGGCATCATCGAATGGACGGACGTTGTGGACCCCGAACAGGAGACGACGGAGAACTTCATGTACGGCATTCCCGCGTATCACATCCGCGAGTTCTTCCGCATGTCGGGAGGCGTGGACAGCCAGGGCAAGCTCTACGTGATGTTCGCCGACTGCTCCACGGACTGGGACGCCATCGACGTCATGCAGCGCGCCGCAGGGGGAATGATCAACCAGTTGGGCATATGGACCGAGCAACCGCTTTGGAAGCAGAGCGGCGAAGCGGAGCAGTACAACCTGAATCTGGTAAAGAGTCTCAACGACAAGGCCGAGGCCATGGCCTCGCAGAACCAGCCCCTGTCGATCGTACTCTCCGCGAACCCGTCGACGACAGGAGCCACGACGACGGCAGGCAAGCAGATAGACCTTTTGAAAATACCCTCGGCTATCTGCGAGTCGAGCCGTGTGAGCGTCATCTTCGGGCAATCGGCCTGCAATATGGTTCATCGGATACAGCACCGCAATCCGAATAACTCTCCCGTCGGGTTCCTCGGTACGATGATGGGAGCCATTGCCAGAGCGAACGTGCAGGAGTCCGTGGCGTGGGTCAAGCAGTTCAATCTCTTCGCAGACGATTTTCAGGAGATCGAACTCGGATTCGGAGATACGAATATCGGAGCCGATGACGAATTCGTGAGCCTGAATGCTTACGAATCCCTCTCGCTGGCTCTGCTCGACGAACTCGATGACAAAGGATACATATTCCCGATCAAGTACGCCGGGCGAGAAAACGGCATCTACATCTCGCGCGACCAGACCTGTTCGCACGGAGATTTCAGAACCATCGCCCGCAATCGAACGATCAATAAAAGCCGTCGTCAGGTACGTGACGCGCTGCTGCCGTACGTGAACTCGCCGTTGATGGTCAATCCCTCGACAGGTTATCTGGCCGCTTCCAAAATCACGGCTTTCGAAACCCTGATCGGCGACATCCTCGCCAAGATGCAGGCCGCACAGGAGATCGCAGGATACGCCGTAACGATCGACGAAAAACAGAATGTATTGGTAGACGATACGCTTCGTATCGGATATGTCATCGTCCCGGTCGGCGTAGCCACACAAATTTACGTTGAAGAGGGACTGTCCTTAACCGCAAAATAATCGCACTATGCCTGTAATCAATAACGTAGCCTATTCGTGGTCGATGATAACCCTCTCTTCGACCGCTTTGGGCATCGAGGAGGGTTCTACCACGCTCGAAGGTGTGTCGGGGATCAAGTGGAGCCGCAAGCGCAAGATCGAAAGCAATTACGGTCTGGGCGGAAAGCCCGTGAGCCGCGGCTTCGGCAACATCGTCTACGAGGCGTCGATAACGATGGACTACGCCACGCAGCAGACCCTGCGTTCGATTTACGGCTCGTTGTGCGACATCGGCGAGTTCGATTTGGTCGTCTCCTTCGCCAATCCGTTGGCTTCGGACGACTGGACCACGACGTCGGTGGTTTTGAAGGGCTGCATTTTCGATGAGGATGCCATGGAGAGCCAGCAGGACGACACGAACATCACGCATGAGTTCCAGCTCCATCCCTTCGACATTCAGATCGGAAACTCGACGCTCTGATTACTTCCCGGCTATCAAACCTCACGCGGAGTATGGCTTTTTATGCCATACTCCGCGTATTTATTGGGCTCTTGCACATCCGGCAATATACAAACCTGTTCCCATAGGCTCCCATCCCCAAATTACCTTTATACCCTCAGAGGCGCCGTTGCCTCGGTAAAAACAGATGGAACTATGGTAATAGGTTATTTACGCGTCAGCACGGGTAAACAGTACCCGGCCAATCAGCGGGACGAAATCCAACGTTTCGCAGCAAGAAAAAATTTCAACATCGATGCATGGGTTACGGAAGTGGCCAGCGGAGGGAAAAGCGAAAAGGAGCGTAAACTCGGCCAATTGTTGAGCCGCATGAAACGGGGCGATACGCTGATCGTGACAGAGATTTCGCGTCTGAGCCGGACGCTTACCGACATCATGTCAATCATGGGCAAATGTCTGAAAAAGGAGATCAATCTCTACACGACCAAAGAGGGCTATACGTTCGACAACTCGATCAACAGCAAGGTGCTCTGTTTTGCGTTCGGGCTGGTTGCTGAAATTGAGCGGAACCTGATTTCGATGCGCACGAAAGAGGCGCTGGCCTTACGCCGATCCGCAGGCATCGTGCTCGGACGCCGCAAGGGTAGCTATACGAAATCCCAGTTACTGATCGAGAACCGGCAGCAGATTATCCGAATGCTGAACGACGACTGCTCGGTAGCAGGCATCTGTAAGCATTATTCCCTGTCCCGGGAGACGTTTACGCGTTTTAGAAAGAAGTATCCATCCGTAGAGCGGGCTTTCCGGGAGAAAGAGAAACGTCGCATCAGCCGTATCGGCAATCACGAAAACAGACTCTAA